TTTCCAATTTACATTCGCTTTGGCGTGTTTTTTTTTAGCTCATGGATATTTCATATTGACGTAATAAGTGTTATCATTATCACGAGTTGGGCGAGAGATAGAGTAGAAATCGAAGTAGCAGCCACCAAGATAAGTACCATCACCAAACAGAGAAAGAATCTTTTCTGAATAATCAGAGAGTTTCTTTGTGTTAGGTAAGTTAGATAAGGTCTTATGGCAATGAATATTCAGATTCACTACACCTTCATTAATGGCATCACTATACACAAAGGGAAGATGATTGATGGCGATATAATCACCAATAGCCAATTTCTCGGGTATCTCATATTTAAAGATACGCCCTTTCTTTATGCCTATGCTCTCAATATTTTCATTGAGATACTTAAATAATGCCGTTACCGCTTTATCTCCGAGTATCATATCTAACTATCGCTTTTAATCATTTCAGCTACTTCTTCAAAAATCTTCTTCATTTCGTCACGAAGGAAATACTTTGTAAGGTGTAAGACGTTGTAGCCTTTATCCTCTACATACTTGCCGTAGTTCATGCCAGCCACAATAACGAGGGAGTACCCTTTGGGTGCTACTACCCCTTCTTTCTGTGCATACTCACTGAGTGCAGCACTTACGCCTTCCTGTCCTCCTTCCGCTTCTTCTGCCTTTGGAATCTTACCAACTGCCGAGGTGATGAGTTGCCCATCAAGATAGAGAGCGAAAGAAATTGAGTTCTTTAAATTTGCAGTTCGGTCTTGATAACCTTTATTATCTTTAGAATAGGTGACCGCTTCTTCGGCAAGTTGCATCAAACGCATATTAAGGTAGCTGATAATCTGCTGCCTCTTTTCGTTCAGCCTTTTCTGTAAGGCTTCACGACCTTTGATTTGTAATTCAACCTTTGCCATATTGCTGCCTATTAGAGCCAAATTCTAAGATAGCGTTTTTTTAAGGTAACGAAGCCTTTAACCTCCATTTCCTTATCAATCGTGTCATCTTTCTTGGTTATCCAAACCTTTTCGCCTTCCTTCGGTATGAGAGGGTATTTTGCTTTTGAGAGAGGAGCATAGATTTCGTGTGAATACACGTACTGCTGCCCGTCTGCTAGAGTAATAATCTTCGCCTGCGAATTAGGCAAAATAACGCACTTTCCAAAGGTTTGCCATTCTCCTTCGGGCTGTTCAATAGGGTTTCCGTCCTCATCAAAGCCTCCTTGCGAAGCACCTTTCACTTTAAGAATATCTTCAAAGTTCATACGCCATCTATTTGATTACCATACCTTCACACTCTGCACCCAATAATCATCAGAAGTACTGTCAATAACAAGGTCAGCATCCAATCCAGCATCCTTTGCAATAGATTTAATCATCTTATCAATGAGCTTCTTGTCGTTCTTGTAACTCTGAGAGATACCGCCAATATTCTCACTTGATAATGGATTCATCTTGTAGAGGATACGCATAGCCGCATAGGCTACGGGTTTCTTTACCGCTACAGAGTATTCATCAGCTACAGATGCCGTGATGCTGAACTTATCAGCAGCATCAATAAACATCTTCTCCAAAGTCTCATCTGAGGTAGAGAAAGGCTGAATCTCACTTGATATTGCTTCTGAAATTGTCATGCTAATCTTGTTATCTTATGAAGTTTCACTTATTAAATCAATATATTCATAACTGAGGGTCAGTGCTTTAAGCACCAACCTTCAAGATAAAGAAGTCCTCAATACCATCGAATACAGGTTGCATCCACATTTCGTTGGTAAGGTGATAACCCTTCTTATCTCTCCAATAACCGACAAGGTTGTTATCGTATGTAGAGTAAGAAACATTTGGTACTGGGTCGATTTTCTCCAAGCTCTCTGCGCACTTAGGCACAGCTACCTTGTCGGCGCACATCGCAACAACTCGGTTGTCTGGGATAAGGTTGTAAACAGTCTTATCAGGCAGCTCAACGAACTTATCCTCATCAATTTGAATTGTTGGAAAGAGAATAGAGCGCAAGTAGATATTCATCTGCTCAACGCTAATCATCGGTGCAGCAGGATTGATAGTAATCTCACCAAGGTTCAAGCGGAAGGTGTCCTTAATCTCCTTTGCCTTACACATTGCGAAGAATGTGTTCTCAGACATACGAAGACGCAGAATCTTACGACCCTTCTTGCGAGCCTCGTCCTTCAACTTCTTAATATCCTCAATAGGAGTTGCGTTTTCCTCACCCCAATTTGTGGTAGTAGAGAGCTGTTTAACACCCAAATCAAAGGTGTAAGATACGTTAGCCTTAGAGTTGTTGGTACGTGATACTGTCTGAGTACCCTTGAACAATCCCTCGAAGTACAACATATCAATACGCTTGTGAGGAGCGATAACCGCCAACTCGAAAGGCTTGAATGAGTACTTGATAAGCTCATCGTACTTAGCATCGAGTTGTGACTGTGTATAACTGCCACGTCCCTTCATATCATTGTACTTACCCTCCAAGAGGTGCATCTGGTCGAGGTAGTCGTTATCAAGCTCCCACTCATCGGCGATACGACCGATAGAGCCCGTAAGCTGACCCCAATCAGGCATGGTATGCAATGGACGCTCTGCGTTCTTAGCGACTACAGAACCGACCATAGCAGCAGCATAGGTTGCCATATTTGCTTGATATACCTTTGCAGCACAATATTCGACAGGCTTCAACTCGTTTTTCCACTCAGCCTTGTAGGTGGAAGTCTTCATGTATTCGTCAATGTAGGCTTGAAAAGACTTTGGGTCTTGCAAATCTTTCAAAATACTATTCATAATCTATAATCTCCACTTTTAAAGGTTACTGAATCTTAAACAAAGCGACACCATTTGCATTGATGCCTGCCTTAATCTCGTCATTAATAGGGTAAGGGAGCGAATCTTCCTCTACCTCCATTACCTGTAAGGTAGGAGTTGCTGCGATAGAAGCATCTGCGTCTCTAATATCGAGAGTATCGTAAGAGAAGCCAAGAAGTACATCCTTGGTCTTATCATAATCTGATACAATGGCATTTGCAGCAACCGCATTATCAAGTGCTGATACAGTCAGTGTATCTACACCATCATTGGAAGCAATCGCCGAGATAGTTGCTCCAGCAATCTTATCACCAACCTGGAACAAAGAACCGCTAGCAATCTTCAATGTTGTAGCAGCCTTATCAGCTTTCTCTGTAGCCTTTGCAGTCTTCACAACCTGCGCTTTACCACCAGTTACAAGTCTGAGAACTGTACCCTTTGCAACCCACTTCAAAGTAGCTGGAAGGTTTTTGCGGTCGAGGTCGTAACCACCCTGTCGGCGAAGGCACTGCTCTTCAAGCCAAAGTGCTTCCTTAATATCCTCTGGCTTGGTTCTATGCATAAAATAGCCTCTGTTTGACATAATTTTCTTCTTTTTAAGAGTTTAACATAATTCCTTAGAATGTCCTACTCCTTTGGAGCGTTACGCTCTGAGAAGCCTTGCATTCTCTTAATGAAATCATTTCTCTCGTCTTCAGGAGAAGTCGCCTTAGGAGCTTCAACGAAACTGCCGCTTGCAACAAGCGACTGCTTCAATGCAGTCCAATCATCAGCACATTGCTGTGCGAGAGTTTCAAGGTTCTCCTCCTTGTCGAGCTGATAACGTGAACGGAACTGCTCTGGGATATCCTTCAACTTATCGCTCTTGCCGAAAAGGTCATTGAGACGTGCTCTTTCTTCCTTTTCCTTGTATGGAGCAATGGCGGCAGCAACGGCTTCGCTAACAGCTTGCTTAGTTGTCTTTGTAGCTTCGGCAATCATCTGCTGAACCTGCTCTTGCGTAAGCCCTGTTGGAGGTACTGGAGGAGTAGGAGGAGCTGGTGGAGTAGGCTTATGGTTAGGGTCGTTAGGGTCAATCCATCCATCGAATTTCTTCGTTGTCTCGCTGACCGCACGATTGAATGATGATTGCATCATACCAACATAAGGTTCAACTGCCGTGATAGCACTCGTTACATCCTCGTCCTTTGACTCATCTGTTAGACCACGACTTGCAACAATCAGGTCAACCAGCTTTGAAAGTTCATCCTTCTTCAAACCATACTTTGCAAATGATGTTTTGGCAGAAGTAAGCACTTTTTCCTTTATTGTCATAGTAATTCTATTTTAAACGTTAATAAATAAATAATTTCCGATTGCAAAATTACTATTTCTATTAATAAAATAATGGTAAATAATAGAAGCTGTGTAAACAAATGCTATTTTCGGCGATTTTCTTGCGGTCTAAGCGGTTTTCTTTTAATTTATGTATAGTTATTAAGAAACAAAAATAAAAGGCAAGATAACCAATATTCTTGGTTACTTTGCCTTGCGTAGTATCAAATCTATCTTTGCTTTGACCTTCTTTGGATTCCTAGCATCGTGATTGCTCAATCTCACTACATGATACCCGAGCCGCCATATACCCGAAGAGCGGTTACCATCCTTGCGCTTTTGGTCTTTCGTAAAATGGTAAGCCCCATCGAGTTCTAGGATGGTCTTTATCTCGGGCAGATATATGTCAGCGAAGTATAGCTTCTTGCCCTTAACTATCGGCTGCTGTGGTATTACCTTATATCCTAATCGAGTGCAGATTTTCGCCGCAGCCTTCTCCGCATCGGTTGTATGCGAAAGGAGGTCGCAGCGAATTTGTCTGATAAGAGCCTTGCTTATCTTCATTGCTGATTTTGCTCTATGAGAGGTAAGTTGCCATGCTTCTTCAACTCCTCGTAAAGAAACAGTCTTCCTTTCTGAGTCCATTTTGTGTGCATAACCGAGCCATTCGTTCCGTTTCGATGAACGATAGGTACAGTATCAGATTGCACATAACCATAAGGAAGGTACTTTGCGTACAATATCCACTGACCGCCAACCTTATGTTGAATGCCAAAATTACGAAGCAAGACATTGAACGCCTTTGCTGACTGACCGTAGTCCTGTGCAATTTGCGTTGTCGTTACAGTCTCATTGCTTGATAGAATCTTATCTACATAAGTTACCTTTGGTTGCATCTCGGATATAGCGCCGTTCAACTCTACGATTTCCTTTGAGCTTGCTTCAAGTTGTTTCTGTTGCTCTTCAATTTTTTGTTGCTGTTTTGCAGCCAACATCAGAGCCTCGGCAAATGACTGTGGCACTTGATATTGCTCACATTGTTTGATTTCTAGTTCTTCCCAACGAAGAATCAATTTCGCTCTTGCCTCGTCATTGAACTTAGTGGCGACATACAAGCACTCGGTTTTGTTTAGAATGTAGCAAGGACGGTCTTGGTTGTTTGCGTCCTTGTATGAGCCGAGCGGAAATTTCCGTTGGGCTACTTTTTCCCAAGCAGCTTCCATGTTTCTGATAGCTTCAAGAACATCAGAATGCCGCTTACCTGTAACCTCGGCAATTTCAAGCGAGGTCATGGTTTCTTTCTTTATCAACTCTTTCATATCTTTACTATTTTTGATTTTTTAACATTTTTATCTCATCTTTTAGATAGAAGATTGCTTTGCTTAAATCCTGCACTCTCTGTTCACGCTCGGAAAGATTCATTTCCTTCTTTCCCTTGCGCAAGAGATACTTAACAGCCGAGCCGTAGTTGAAATCAAGGTGGCGGCAAATATCAATCGGATTTATGCCGCAGAGTTCCTTTAACCAAGCGTAATGGTTAGGATGATTAACCATTTCTTCCTTTTCCTCTGTGATAGCCGTACCATTTTTGGCAATCTCTTCAAACTGAATAGGGATATTCTCTTTATATGGAATATTATATTCGTCTGCTATAATATTGCATTCAACAATAGATTTATCTACCTTGACAACTTTTAGTCTAAGAGGGCAGACGTTGGCAAGCGCATATTTACCTTCCCCAATATTGTAGACATAGATATACATATCGCAATTTACCCCTATCACCTGACTAGGTTCTATAGGCAAGGTAAACACCAACCCCTTACGTATCTTCATTGATTCTATCATAACTCTTACTTTTTAAAAGGTTTATTAACTGCTGATTCCTTTAATAATGGATGCATACATCTTACAACCCTTGCTTCTGTATTGTTTTTCTTCTGATACTTGCAAAGATTGCATTCGATAGCACCGACCTTATGCAGAGCGTGTGTATATCGCCCACGCTCACCAAAAGGGCAATCTGTGGCATATTCAATGCCACCGTGGATAAACTCACGGACTTCATATTTGACTGCCGTATTGGGCTTCTTTTCTTTCTTTGTGTATAACATATTATCTTATCTCAATTTTGATTTTATAAATCGACTTCTGCTTCAATTTTTCCGTACCATCAAGCAAAAGATGAGCAATGGTGTTAGCTACGGATTCGCTGATAGCTCTCTTCGTATATTCGTGATAACTGCCGCCTTCTTTTTCTTGATAGACGTTTACACAGCCAGAGCTATCATCTGTGACAATAACCCCATTATCGGCAAACTCTAGCTTAAAATTAAGTCTTTCCATATAATTATTTTTTTTGCTCCATGAAATGTTTTTGCTGTATTAACATCATTCTCGTAATCAGATTCTGCATCTTTTCGATAACGAACTTCGGTGTCTCCGAAGTTCTGATAAAGAAAGGATGCCTTCCTCTCTTATGCTTATTGAAGAATAATGTATCATCTTCACCCTCTATCTTTACAGCAATCATGTACTGACCGATGAAGAGGTGAGCACTTCCCTCTTTTCTCTTTCGAGGTGTAGTGTACTTGATGCCGTTTTCGTCTAAGAAAGACATCAGTTTCTTTAATTTCGTTTCATTTTTCATCTTGCATATCTCCTATAGTTTAGTTATCACTTAACATTCTCTCAACCTCATCATCATATTCGTTTCTCTTATACCAAGTAGTGAGGTCGTAGATAACTTCCGCATCCTTTCTAAAGCTTTTGTATAAGCTCAGATATTTTTTCTTTGTTTGTGCGTTAGCCTTTCTCGCCTCGTTGAAAAAGGCAAAGTAATTTTTAAAATATTCCGAGTGTATTGTGATAATATCGGCATTCTCACATTTTTGCATCATAAACAGTATCGCTTCTACGATAACGACTGCCTTTGAAGTGCAATAGATGTGATTTTCTCTTTTATCACAACTTCTCCGTTCTTAATGATGATAACCGAAAAATGACCTTTTGCGGAATTTTTTTCGTAATCACAACTTACATAGCACTCATATCCAACAAGTTCTTTTGCTGGTGTGAGGTAAGTATCGAGCCAATTTTTATTTTTCTCCATTTCGTATCTCCTTTGTTATTATATAATCGGGTGGGGGCATACGTGCGCCCGTTAGTTAATTATCTTTGGGGCTGTTGCCCCAATAAGGGAATAAATTAAATTAAAGCCATCAACCCTTATTTTATTATTTTTGATTTTACATAAACTACATTTTTGCCTCCTTTCTTCTCATGCCGTGATGAGATATTGATATAGCATCATCCATCTGCATACGATAGATATTCGATTCAATGGAAAATGCACTTCTATTTTTTGCGCTTATCACAATTACCGAACCTTCAATATCCGTGATAGCCATATTATTGGTACATACCTTTTCATCGCACCTTACTTCCTTGATTCTTGTGCGCTTATTGATGATACCTCTGTTTACAAGCTGATTTGTGACTTTGAATGCTTGATACATCGTACCAAAGATAACATCCTTGATTCTGTCATAAGATAAACCTTTGTTATCGCTAAACTTCTTCCTCAACATACGACTTTCACGTTTGAGAGCCTTGCGAATAGTCTTCACATTCTTCCCATTCGTCCCCTTATTGTGCGTATTGATTACGTCCTCTTGCATTCTAACTTGGTTCTCTATGACAATCCTTCTCAAAAGGTTTTTGAGGGCAGGGAATGTCATCTTCTTCAAATCATCCTTGCGAAGCTTATAACTATATCCGTCATTTGAATGTATGCTGCGTGCAATGAATCTCTTCTTTCCATTTTTCTCTTCAAAACGGAAATACCCTATCTTGCAACCATATTCAAGCAGTCTCTTCAATTTATTATTGTCGATATGCAATAATTTGGCGCAATGATTGTATGATACAAGGTTAAGGTCTGATGAGCGGAATAAGAGCTTTATTTTAAGAAGCAAACAGAAGGCATCCAAGCGATTCTTATCGCTCAGAGCAAACTTAGCTTCCTGTATTCCTATTCTTATTCTTTTCATCATTATATATATTAATGTAAAAACCAAACAGATGAAAGGTACTAGCAATCATTCCGTTTGGTTTGTATATTGAACCCTTTCACTTGTGTTGATTGGGCATATATGATTCTTTTCTTTGCTTGGAAACTAGTACTTTCCTTTTACGCCGCAAAATTATAAAGAAAATCTGAGATATTCGCTTAAAATCTATTAAAAAACTAATAAGAAGTATTAATTAATTAAAAATATCTATTAGTAAATTTGGCAGTCTGAGAAAAAGTTATTAATTTTGCGGCATCAACGTTAATAAAATAGCTTTTGATACATATAATTAATGTAGTAATTATTAATAAATTAAAAATAGGAGATACGACAATGAAAACAGAGATTTTAAGCAAACAGGTCTTAGATTACATCATTAATGATGTTGAGACAACCATTCATCGCTTGGGCATCAATGCTCAGCTTTCTATAGAGGTTGAAAAAGATTATAGAGGCAACGAGTATGAGAAGTTGGTAAGTACATCGTTTCAGACAATGCCAATGCTCTTCAAAGAGATTCACTTGGAAGGCAGTATTGCAATAAGAGACAAGGTTGATGCACCTGATGATTTCTTGGAGGTTTACGTTAATCTCGATTACTGTTATCATACATTTGGTAATTGTAGCAACGGGCATACCTTAGGTAGAATTGTCTTCGAGGTTGATAAGCGAACCAATGAGAAGATGAAGGAGAGCGGTAAGGAGAGCAATTATATTTCAATGATTGTACGCAAGGTTCAGTCACTCGAAATCTAAGAAAGGTAACGGCAGGGCTAACCACCCTGCTACTAATATAGGAGATACGAAAAAATGAAAAAAGAAAAAGACATGATGAATCCAAGTAATTGGAGAATCGAAGATGTAAAGAATGCGGTACAGGCAGCAGTTCTTGCCGCTAGTGGAATTATCTTAGCGTATGCTACTATCTGGCTCGCTTACTAAAAGAAGGAGGTAATATGGAGATAGTAACAACGTTGGTTAAATTCCGTTGTCGCAAAGATGTGATGATGGAACAGTCAAAGAATGCTCAGATTTTCCTTTTCAACGGAAAGGAAGGTAAGACAAAGGTCTTCGTGCCTAAGTCTAAACTGATTATCAAGGATGATGCTTTAGATAGCAACTATAATCTTTGCATCATACCTAAATGGGTATTCCTTAACACAAAGAACCTTTCGCAGAATGTTGAGTTGATAGGAGAAATGCAACACATGGAAGTTCTCAATGATATTGAAGATTAATAGTATATATAGTAATAATTATTTTGTTTAACGTATTAAAAATAGGAGATACAACAATGAACACAATGGCAATGAATTTGATGGCACAGCCAAAGGTAGCAGAGGTAGCGGTTGCAAAGCAGCCAGAGTTAAAGAGCGATAACATGAATCAGTTCTTGGATTTTGAGACATCCAAGGTACAGATTCTGACAATCGACCAGCTTGAACGCACCGAGAAAGAGAATGATGTGTACGGAAAGCCTTTGAAGGGCATCTATCATTTTGACCTCATTCATCAGGTGGAAGACTTGTGCGAGAAGCACGGCTATAAGGCTGAGATTTACGACCTCTTTGCGGCGAATAACAAAGACCGCAATACTCCAGGTGTTACCCGTTTGCCTGAGAAGGAAGCTTTGATGGGTGATAGAGCTGTAGAGGCTCATATCCTTCGCCGAGTATTCTGTAATATTCGCTTGCGTGACTTCGATAAGGGTGATGGTAATGATGAGATTACAACCAATATGGCGGTATCATTTCATCAGAAGGGTATTCAGTTAGGTATCGGTAGAAACGTAGTTATCTGTCACAATCAATGTATGCTTAGTGCGGAACATTACGCTGCTACCTACTCAGACACCAATAGCGGAAGAGGAGCTTTCAAGCTCGATGAGCTTCTTCAACGTGCTGATGCTTGGCTCGCTAATCTAAGAGGCATCATTGATGCCAATGATGAAATGATTGAGCGTATGAAGAATCGTGAGATTAAAGCACAGGAAATGTTTACCATCATCGGTATGCTGACCTCGCTCCGTGTTGCTTCTGAAACGAAATACAAAGGCATTCGCAACCCTCAGGTCATTCCTCTCAATCAGGCACAGATTGGTCGCTTGACCGAGAAAATGATGATTGCCTACTACGAGCGCAATATGGTTACCGCTTGGGATTTGTACAATGCGGCTACCGATATGTATAAGTCAACTCAGCTCGACCAGCCAATGATTCTTTCACAGAACTTGGCAATGAGTGGCTTCATTCAGAAAACATTGATTCCAAACGCATAACTACATATAAGATTGAATATAGAAAATGTCGATAACAAGAGCCTTTAAGCCGCCGTGAGGTGTCGGCTCTTTCTTTTAGAAAAGTTAAATTTAGGTTCTGATATATATTGCCGTGAGGTAATCAGTTATGTCAATTATTAGATAGATATTAATTATGGTTTTTGTTTTTGCCCTACGGCGGTAGGGCTTTTTATCCCAAGGAAAACCAATCGCACGGGTGTGCGTGGGCTGTATGGTAGTGATACCGATATTCTTATCATATTTTAAAGAAAGGTGGGTGTATATATAAGTTTATTTATTCTACTGTGTTAAAGAATGTATGCGAAGACACTCCGTAATAAGCAGCTCTTAATAAGCGGAGGTTGGCGAGGGTTCGATTCCCTCTCTTGGGGCTAATTTAAAGAGAAAACGATTATGGCAAAAGCTAGTGGTGGAACGAGAGCAAAGAAGCCCTCAAATAAAAGTTCTGATTATATATCAGAAAATCAATATCAATCTCTTGTTGATTCTATTAACAAGAACGAGATTCCAAATAACGACCTTTGGGAACAACTTTCAAAGGAACAGCAAGAGCTCGCTCTTATGGAAGCAGGTTTTAGTGGTGCTATTACCGATGATTTGGAAAATGGAACGGTGTATATCGAAGCAGAGAAGAATGATTTGGTATCTTCTTTCCAAGAAGACCTTGTGAATGAAATGCAAGGTTACGGAATGGATGATTCAACCTCTTGGACTATCCTTTATAAGGATGGTAGTAAGAAATATCTTAGTCATGATATGGAGAATGATTTCGATGATACTCATATCACGAAAGATATGTATAAGCAAGCATATACAAATGCAAAGAATGCCTTGAAGCTAAGTAATGTGGCTGCAATTATCAAATCCGATGGATATGAACAACCACGATATTATGTAGCAAAAGGCGGTGAAAAGCAAATGCGTGACTATGGCTTCGAGTTTTGGAAGAAAGGTCGAGGTGAAAAGAAACGTAACTACATTCAAGATGATTGGGTATAATTTTAAAATATATACAATATGACAGATTTTAACGGAAAATTAAACTTGCTGAAGCTCAAAAGAGCTGGCGTTATGCAAATACCAGGGCGAACCGAAGTGCTTCGCTGCTTGGTTATCCCTATTGAAGAGAATAATATCTTCATTAGTACGGATGAAAATAATCGTCCGAAGGCTGCTTATCTCGACCTTACCGCTTGGGCGTTGAAGAACCCTAAGTATGAGGAAACTCACATGATTAAGCAGTCGTTGCCTAAAGAGGTTCGTGAGAAAATGACAGATGAGAAGAAGAAGGCGATGCCTATTCTCGGTGGTTTGAAACCTGCGAACTATGAAGCCCTGAATGGAGCATCTACTTGCGATGCTCCTTTTGCACAGGCGCAGGATTTAAACGATTTGCCCTTTTAGTATAAGAGCTTTCTTAGATATAGGATTTAAGTTAGTTTTAGATTATTAGAAATATGCGTAGCAGAACGAGTAATTGGTTTGAGGTAGGAATCCGCTACCAGAAGACCCAAGAAGATGGTTCAGAGAAATCTGTAACCGAAAAGTATGCGATTGATGCTTTGTCCTTTACGGAAGGTGAGAGCGCAATCACGGAGGAAATGGCTGCTTATATTAGCGGCGAGTTCAAGGTTAGGTCAATGCAAGAGGCTTCGTACAGAGAGGTATTCTTCTCTGATAAGGATGATGATGATTGCTGGTACAAGGCAAAACTGCAATTTATCATCATTGATGATAAGTCAAATAAGGAGAAGCGTAGCAACGTGACTTATCTCGTGCAAGCAAAGTCTATGCACCGAGCAATCAGTAACATTGATGAGGTGATGGGGAAGACCATGATAGACTATGAAATCATCGGTCTCAGCAAAACCAATGTTTATGATGTCTTCGAGCATAAGACAAAGGAGGAGAAGGAACAGAAGTCTAACGAGGAAAAGAAGGAGGAGTAAATTATGGCAAGACCTAAGAAAAATGGCGCAGAACAGCCTTTGAATTTAGATGGCAATAATATGCCTATGGAGAATGAGAACGCTCAGCAGAGCCAAGAAAATACGGCTCAGCAGCAAAGTGAGGAACAAGTTGAGGAGAATGAGAAAGAAAATGAACTTCCTTTTGAAATAGAGGATGGAGTTCCTTCCCCTATTGACAATAATGGTTCGTTCATTATCTACGCTCCTACTGATATTGAATCCCGTAAAGGTCGAATCCCTGTAAATATGGGTATTACTCTCAGAGAGGGTTATCGTGGCTTGATTGTTCCAATCACAGCCAATGCAATCTATGGTCTTCCTACTGAATCAGATTATCGCTTACAGCATTCCGATGTGATTTCCACACAGGTAGGGGAGGAGGAAGAGGTAAGGCTCGTACTCTCAATCAATGACGAGACAATGATACAGGAGCAGACAAACTTCGGTTCACGCTCTCGTAACCTCATTATCCCAAAGGGTGCTCCGCTTGCTATTCTTATGATTTTTAAGCTGTGAAATATATAATTGCGGATGGAGGTCTATTCTATAGTATCTCCTTCCGCTCTATTAAGTAACTATGACAGAAATAGAACGTAAAATGCGCAGAAGCAAATACGGCAAGACCTACTATCAGAAACATCGTGAAGCTTGCATCGAAAGAGCCAAAGCTTGGTACAATGCTCATAAAGAGCATCGTAGGCTGTATATGCTTGCGTATAATAGTAAATAGTGTTTATATGGATAAGTTGGATAAAATTAAAGAGTTGAATACTCAATATAAACTGCTGCGAAATAACGGAATGGTCGTTGAGGTGAAACTCCTTACTAATATCGGTGATTACAGCATAAAGAATCCGAATGTTATTAGTAAGGTACTTGACTTGCTTATCCGTGAATCACAGAAACAGATAGAAAGTGAGGTGAATGAATGATAGAATTGAGTAATAGACCAACAAGGGCAAAGAGGGTCGTTGTGGTTCAACTGAAAGACAAAAAGCCTGAACCTTTTCGTACCTGCCCAGAGATTTATTTGAAGTACGATAAAGAGAAGATTGGCATCTGTCTTAATGCTTTGTGGAATGCCCTTGCTAAAGATGGTTGCTACGAGAATAAAAAGTGTAAAATCTCTTATCAGAGTATTGAACAATTAAAAACATTGGCATGGGAGTAAGTAATAAAGGGTGTTGTGTGCTGAAATATCCTCATTCTATAGATGATGAATTGTTGGCTCTGTACGCACAGGGTCTTACGATTACAGAAATCAGCGAGAAGGTTGAAATACCTTATGAAACCATTCGACGGCGATTGAAGGGAAAAGGTGCAAAGCCTGCATCACCTAGATTTATCGCTAAGTTCGGAGATATTCGTTATCTCGGTCATCGTAAATACTGGAGCGAAGAAGAGGAGCAGAGATTCAAGGAATACTTTCCTTTTCATACAAATGAGGAGGTCGCTGAAGAGTTTTGCTGCAAACTTAGGCAGGTAAGGAATAAGGCACGACAACTTGGTGTATCTAAGGATAATGAATGGCTTCATTCTAAAAAAATACACTCTTTAAAGATTGCTTACATTATGTCTAAATCAAGTAATAAAAGGATGTTATTTAAGGAAGGTAACAACTATGGCTGTAGATTCAAAAAAGGCAATACTATCGGATATAGGTTTAAGAAAGGGTTTAAGTACAATAAAGAGTTTTGGGAGAAATATAGAAGGGGTGAAGTAGCTTTGCCTTGATTATATTTTTTCAGTATTTACGATAAGGCTAAAAAATATCTATAATATGGAAGATGTAATTATTAAACAGTATAATAATGGCTACTTCGAGGTCTTTCAAGGCGATAAAAGTAGTGGTGAACTTAGTTTTGACGAAATGTTAGGACTGATAACGTCTCTTACTATGCCTGAACGCTGTCCTTGCTTGCTATGGATGAAAACCAAGGAGCAGCGTGATGCCCAAGAAGTCGTTATCACTCAGATAGCGAAATATCCTATATTTGAAAATGCTAAAAAGAAGAAAGGAAAGTAAGAATGAAAGAAACCAAGTATAATAATGATGTACCTTACGAGAGAGTAGTATTGCGAGTATTACAAAACTACTCTCAGATGCAAATCAAGCTTTATCGCCTACAGTGTAAGGTAAGAGAGCAGAGTGATAAACTTGTATTTTGTAACAACGTTATCAATCAATTCAAAAAGGCTATCAATGAATTGAATAATGATGATTATAAGAAGGTTGTTGCCGAGCGTGATGAGCTTCTCAGAAAGAACAAAGAACTTTCTCGTCAGTTGAAGATTTACGAAGGTATGCGTAAGTACTTCAATAGCGAGGTGTCAAAATTAGAAACTGATAAATAATATATCAATATGAAGAAGATTTTATCTTGGTGCGGCTCTCACACTGAGCTGCTGTGTGCATTCTTTCTATTAGGATGCTGTATCAATAGTGCGGTCAAAGAGGGGTGGTCTGTGGCGATATTGTTCTTGCCGTTTATCGCTATGTGGATATTCGTCTATCGCCTAAAGAAAAAGATTCTCCGCCTTATCAAAAAGAATGAAGAGCTGAAAGAAAACAATAAACAGCTTGAAAAGGCTTATGAGGAAAAGACTTTGGTATGTAACAGACTTGGTGATATAAGAACTCTTTTTGATTACAGATACCGCTTAGCAAAGAACGATGTTAATTTATGCAAGAAGAAGATTAGCTGCGGTGATTATCTTTCAAGCAGAAGGCACTATGAAGAAATGATAGAGTTTTATGTTAAGAAGATTTGGGGAAATTATATGTAATAATGAAGTACGATGAGTTTTTAAAGAAGGAGAGCCAGAAGAAAGGCAGAAGTAAACCACGGCATATTGAATCGCAGATTCAGATTCAGATGGTGAAGTGGTTTCGCTTGCAATATCCTCATTGCATCATTGCCGCCATCCCTAACGGAGGACAACGAAGTGCGCTTGAAGCGAAGATTATGAAGGGTGAAGGTGTTTTGGCTGGCTTCTCCGACCTTATCATCATAGCAAAGGGAAATGTCCTATTTGTGGAAGTTAAGACGAAGGACGGATATCAATCTGATTTGCAAGCCAAATTTCAGTCTGACGTTGAGCGGTTAGGCTTTCAGTACAGCATTTGCCGCTCCTTGGATGAGTTTATCTTAACCATCGAAAAATGGATAAAAGATAAGTTTTCTGTGTAAAAATATCGGATTTCTTTGGTTTTGTATTAATTTCTATTAAAATACTAATAAAAACACCAAGAAAATTTGGTGGTTTCAAAAGAAATTATTAATTTTGCGGTGTAAATAATTAATAAATGGTTTAACAATTAAAAGATACGACAATGGGAACAAAGAAAATTGCTCGATTCAGATTTACGGTATTTGCCCATATTTTCAATAGTTGGGATGAGGTTGTAAGTTATTACGAAAGACTTGTAGAGCGTGGTGAATGTGTTGTACTTCCTACTGTTTCATTTTGGGATGGTAAGGTAAGAACCAATAAGTGGCACGCACATGTTAAAGAGAATGGTAAAATTGAGTTTACAGAAATTAAATTATAGGAGATACGACAATGATTACAATTATCAATAAATACACAGGCGAGGTTATTACCAAGTACTCAGGTGCTTTGGTTAGTGAATCAGATGTTGATTCTTTTATCGCCAACGTAAAAGGTTCGGGTACGTTTAGAGGACGTTGGAATGCTATCGTAGAGGTATTCATTCCTTTGAAAGGCTTGAATGCCACACAATGCCTTCTCAAAAGCCAATACGCAGTGAAGGAATGTATGAAGAAGAAATAATTAACGTTTAAATATAGGAGATACAATTATGGAAATCAAGGTAAATATACCACAAAATGATTATGTTCAACCAACCGAAGTTAGAGAGGAGGTCGTTCAGGCAATCTGTAATGCATTCTTATCTAAGAGTTGTTGGAGTACTTTTCATCCTTTCTCAGGTTCAAATAATGGTAGCCGACCTGCTACAAGACGTATTAGTTTGAGCAATCCACGCTTCAGTGGACACGCCAACGATAAGGATTTGGTTAGAATACACGGCTGCGAAATGAAAGCAGCTTTTAATGCTTTGATTAAAGCAGGTTATCATATGTATAAGGTATATGATTATGGCTCTTGGATGGGTTACGCTTGCGATAAGAAACCTTTTCGTGAGGGCGCATCTGAGGTTTTTACGTTTAACGATTTTATTGATTAAGCTAATGTTCATAGAATTAATACGTAATGATTATGGAAGAGATTGAAGAAAAGAAGTTTATCATAGAAGCAAAGGGTGAAGTGCCCTTTGCTCAACGCACGGGTGATGGCTATGAGTTATTCAATAACGAACGAACAATGAAGTTCTGTGCAAGAAGACAACAGATACGGGATAATGAAACGGGTGAACAGAAATCCTGTTTTGCCGTTTTCTGCTTCGTTAAAGAGGATGATGGATGGGTACAAGGTGATAACTATCATCAGACGGAAACCATCACCTCTTTCGTTAAGGATTTGAATATCTCTCCTTACTTTACAAATGCGGTAAAGGAATATCGTGAACAGATGGATATTACAGAAGAATGGAAGGTTGAAAAATGGGAACAGGAGAAATATTAATCGTTATAGGCGCAATAGTTATCGCATTCAGTAGCGTTACCGCTGTTGGGGCGATAAGCGGAAAGATAGAAGGTGTTATCACTCTTAGTGAAAGATTAGGCATCACGGCATTCTTGATGATTCTATTCGTTATGGGATGCGTATTGCTTGATAATGGAATATTAATAATTAATCTGTAATAATATGACAAAGAGATTAAGTTTAGAAGATAAAGCTAAAATAGCTAACGGCAATGAACGTCATTGTAGGCAATGCAATCATCATGTTTGCCCAGATGGTTTGCTTAAAGTATGTTCGGAGGCTTTTATTCGAGGGTACAAGGAAGGCTATAAACAAAATCAGAAAGAACAGAAAGAACGTATTGATAAGATACTCCACCCTGTTACTGAGCCTTGTGGTAGTAATGCTATCTTTGTCTTTTTCAGAGACGTAAGAAGTGGTAAGTTACAACCTTATATTGAGGATATGAGAATGCCTGGTGCAAAACTTTACCAAGATATAGGTTCAATAAGGTTTTCGCCAGAAAAAGACGAGCCGCAGAAACTACAGATTGCATGGTGTTATCCGAAGGATTTGGTTGAGCTTCTTGGATATGACAAGAAGTATGCCGATTTTGAGCGTATAGCTCTTTCTGAAGGCGCATTCTCTTATCCTCGTGAGGAATATGAGAAAAATCTTCAAAAGTACTCTGCTGTGCGCCATAAATACAAAAAATATTATCATTATCGTAAATTAAAAAAATAGCTTTATTATGAGTAAGAAAGATATTAGTCTAACAGTCACACTTGAACTCGGTGGCGACCTTTGCGGTATGACCATAAAGGATAAAAATGATAAAGTGGTACAGTTCGAGGATTTGGCACGTAGTGAGCAAATTAAGATTCTCAACTGCCTTAGTCAGAATTATAACTGCCTTGTGCGGTTCTTAAAAGAGAAGGAGGGATAAGGTATGGGATTTGTTATTTTTATGGTGGTTATTGTGAGCGTAGGCGTATTTGCTTGCCTCATTCAAGGTAATAGAGATAAGGAGGAGTAGAGTATGGAAACACCTATTTTATTAGGCAATCACAATGATTACAAGATAGATAAAGGTAGATATGTAGAAACCGATGTTTCGGGCTATAAAGCCGTTATCTATGTGCCGAGCGGTATTGATAATGAGCAGATTCAGAAAGCACTTGATTACGCTTATTCTACCCTCTGCCAAAGCTGCTATATGGAGTTTATCTTGGCAGATAACTTCCTTCTTATCTCTAAGGAGGTCTTTGATAAGAAAAAGGTGTTTAAGTTCAATCTTAAGAAGCACTTTACCGATTGTCAGAAATCCGTCCGTGACACGATGAAGTTGTATGAGCGACACATGGATGAGGATTACTATAATGAGTATTCTAATTATCTGTGGGATTTGATTGAGGATAAGGTTGAGAAGTTACGAAAGATGATTGAAAATAAGCTTCGCAATCTTAGATGCAAGTATAACCCTTATCTCTGCTCGTATGTTATTATGATTCAGAACCTCGTACAGCAGATTAATGATACTCATAAACACGTTATGGAGATTACTGAAAGGGAGTATGGGGTTGATATTGCTCCAAGCTACGAGAATCATCGGGCTAAGACGGCATTCACGCAAGCGGATAACTGCTTATACGACATCATGCACGATGAAGCCGAAAAGTTCCGTGATAATATCGTCAAAGACAAGAAGGTTATCGCCGTATGGTCTGATATAACAAGAACCCTCTATAGCCCTATCAACGCAAAGAAAGCTCGTCTTTCGGCTTTCTATAGTATGCCCGAAGAAACACAAGCTCTCTATAATTTGCGTGAGGAGGATGGCTTCTGCGAACTTAAGGATGGTGCAAAAAGATTCAAGAAAGGAGCGTAGGGTATGGATAGAGAAGATATGCGTAGGCTGATTTCGTATGGGAATGTTTACTCTAAAGATACAAAGAGGGAACTATCTGCGATAACTGTTGAAGAATGCCTTAATTTTATGGAATTTGAAATATGGAATCGTAGAATATATGCTCTACCAGTACTTAATTGTAATCGATTTCTCATTTTACCAAAGTAATATATAGTTGTATCTCTTGGGAGTAGCGGTCTCGGCTGCTGCTCCCTTCTAAAAGTTTACACAGCATATATTAATTCTATTATAGGTAATAGGAGAATTGATTATCTTTGCACAAAATAACAGTTTAAAATTCAAAGAATATGAGCAAGTCAAGCGGTGGTACTCGCACCATAAGCAGCAACAATGCTGCTCAGAGTAGAACACAGAGTTCTCTTAGCGGAAAAGTCAGTACAATGGACGAAGCCAATAAGGTTATGGATACATACAAGAACCTCTATGATATGCCAGCGAAAGAGCAGAAAGCATTTACTGATTCTTTCGCCCAGGCAGTTATGGACACATTTAATGAGAAGAAAAAAGGCTACGATGATTTGATGTTACAGAGAACCAACAAAGCTTTCAAGGAAAACAATAAAGCAGATTATGATTGGGCTGTTCATCAGCATACTATACAGGTTGATAATCTGGTAGAGGAAAGACAGCTCATTACAGATAAGTATAATAAATTTATTAAGGTAAAGAAATAAATTGCTGATTCTTAGCACGAAAGTTATTAAATGCTATTAATATCGATTTATTTCTATTAGAATCAAAAATAGTTGGAGAAAAATTTGGTAGTTCGCAGATTTCTTTTTAATTTTGCGGCGTTCAATAAAAGTAAGCTGATTGAGATTGAGAAGCTCTTTCAGTATATGGAAGGGCATTTTTTTATGCTCTGACTTCTCTAAAGAAATACGATATAGGCGTATTGTCCCTTGCATACATTGTAATGGTGTGTGCGTTCCTTTAGCTTACTGGAATTGAACAAAGGGTAACAGTACGCCCTTTATGTGTCTGTATAGTTTAACGTTCAAAAAAGTAAGCAAAATGAAGAACGTAGAAATTTTTAATTCTCCTATGTTTGGAGAGCTTAGAACCTCACGGAATGAGAAGGATGAACCTTTGTTCTGTTTGAAGGATGTTTGTGATTCACTTGAATTGCGTGTGAATGATGTTATTAAGCGCACAGGATGCCACCCCGATAGTATCGGGGTAGGGGTAGTAACTGGTAAGAAGTCTGATGGTACAGATTCTATTCAAGAGTTTGATATGTACTTTATCACCGAACCAGACCTTTATCGTGTAATTTTCCAATCTCGCAAGTCTTCCGCTCGCAAGTTCCAAGATTGGGTTTTTGATGAGGTTCTTCCAGCTCTTCGAAAAGATGGTGGCTATATCATTTCGAATGATGCCGATACTCCCGAAATGATTATGGCACGTGCTTTGAAGGTTGCTGATGAAACAATCAAGCGGAACGAGCAAAGAGTTCGTGAGCTTGAAGCTCAAACTGAGCAGCAGGCACAGACCATCGGCATTCAGCAGAAAGAATTGACTGTAGCCGCACCAAAGGTAAAGTACTACGATGATACACTTGCATCAACGGACTGCCTTACCACCACACAAGTTGCTGATGACCTCGGTATCAGCGCAAGAGCACTAAATCAGCAGCTTTCCAATGCAGGTATTCAATACTTTCAATCAGGTTCTTGGCATTTGAAGGGCAAGTTCCGTGAATGGCAGCTCGCAAGCACCCGAACCTACAATTATATCAAGGGTGATGGTTCTACGGGCACAAAAGTAAACCTTGTATGGAATCAACGTGGCAAGCGTTTTATTCTTGCTCTCTATAACAACGACTTTAATGTGAAGGATGCCATCGCTGAAATCAACGGCGAGAAGAGAGCTGCGCTTGTATCTAAAAACAATCAGTCTCACTTTTAATTGAATAGGAGAAATCAAAAATGGATAATCAGAATATGATGATAGAGGTAATAGTTGATAATGATGCTACTCAGCGGTGTGTCGGTCTGCTCAAAGAGCTTATGGCAGTACAAGAGAAGGCTATGAAGTTCTTGGTATCTGAGGGTATTGATGATAGCAATGAGGGTATGATGATTGCCGAAGGCATCGGTAACGCCGTGAAAGCCTTTGGTGGCGTACTGCCAAAGGGTATCTACAATAATGTAATCGGTATTGAGGTTTAACGTTATGCGTGAGTAGGAGATACGTAATACAACAAGGTGTAAATAATTATAGGAGATACAGCTACTATAAGAAAGGCAGGGCACTATTTGTGCTCTGCCTTTTCTTTTTCTCTTTGCTTTCGTTCTGCTCTTGCGAGCCGAATCTCTTCATTAATCTCGTCCATCGTCATATTGACGTTATTCTTCCTTGCTTCTTCTATGAGAGCATTGAAGTTCTCTAAAGCCTTCTTCCTTTCTTCTTCTGTCATTACGTTTTCTTTATTTTTTCGATATGTGGTTTGAATATGCCTTGAAGTTTATGATATGTTTCTAATATCCAAGCGAATATAGGTTCCCACTCATCTTGCTCATATCCGCCATATTCATAGTTCGTAGCCATTATCACACTCGTTTTGTTATCTTCTGCCAAGTTCCATTGTAGTGCAGGTTTCCCGAATGCCTCATTGATAGCTTCCTTATCTTTTTCTATCAGCTTATAATGCTTTTTATTCTCAGCCTTATCTGAGCCATCAAGCAGCAGGCGAACGGAGGCAGAACCTTTGCGTACAAACAGGTCGTAATGAACCTTTGATGTTCCCGTTGAGATATTCATCCAATGGTAGCTCTGTGGCATCTTTTGAAAGTCAGCTCCGTTTTTGCTTGCGTATTCATTGAATGCAGTCCAAAACTCCATTAATCGCTTCTCTGTATCTGATTTCGGCGAAGCTTCGCCCTTCTCGTATGGTGGTGCGCATACAATATCAAATAGTATGCCTACCTTTGAGTTGCCAACACTCACGGCAGTTGCTTCTATCAGATAGAAGTTACATTGAATGGTTGAATCATTCAGCATCTGAATAGCACTGATATGCTCTGCTCTTGCTTTCTCAACTATCCATACAGCGTAGTCAGCGTTATAATGTGCAGCATAAGTTATTACCTTACCCAAATGGTCGGAATCGCTATCGCCAAACTGATTTTCTATAATGATACTTTTCTCTCCATCATCACCAGCTTTGGCTACAATATCAATTTTCATCGTCTCCAGTTTATGCTCACGCTCGGCTTCTGAGATATTGATTTCCAACTTCTCTGATAGTACGCCGATATTCTTTGTAAGCCAAGGCGTGAACCCTGATGCTTCACCCTCAAAGATTTCCTTTAACGAATGGGTATTTATCTGCTCTATATCTTTCATTGTTATTTATCCATACAAGGAATTTTCATTTCCCACAATGATACTCTTTCAAGTTGTTTCGCAAGGATTCTTATATATCCATGACCTTCTTTTAGGTATTTAACTACCTCTCCTTTCTTAAATATTCCAGGTGATGCCGTTTTAGGATTTCCACTCTCCAAGAACATAGTTATCTTCTGTTTCTTTTTGAGCTGCCCATTCTCATCATAATATCCAAATGTAGCCACAAAGGAGTTATTCTTATCGTAATCAAAGATACCTTCATTGCAAATGATTCTAAAATCATTTTTATAATGAGACCAGAAGATAAAAGTATTCTTCTCTTCATCCTCATACATAAATGATACATACTCTTTCGTTCCTCTTAGTTCATCTGCCTTATGTAAAGTACTCGACCACTCTTGTGCGAATGTTTGCATCGTAAAGAATAGCATAGCTCCGATAAATAAAAGCTTCTTCATTTTCTGTATCTCCTATATTAATATTTATAAATTGCACGATACCTATTTAAAATACGCTCTGCGGCGTTATCTTTTCCTTGCTTGGTATATACTAAGGCAAGGCGAAGATACCCCGTTCTTCGCAAGCAACCGAGGTACATCAGCCGCTCGTAGCAATACGTGGCTCTGCTTGGTATTCCATCATGGAGGTAGCGTTGAGCCATTACCGCCAACTCCTTTGGTGATGCGTCATAAATCTGTGTCATAACTCGTCTGATTTGGTTCTGAATGCAAAGATAGCAAAAATTCGGTTACTATATATTTATATTGCATTTTTTATATTAAAATAACCTTAATTTACATATCAATATATTAAAAGCTATTAAAATATTAATAAAAACACTGGGAAAATTTGGTAGTTCCAAAAGAAATTATTAATTTTGCGGTGTAGATAATTAATAATTAGGTTTAACAATTAAATTATAGGAGATACGACAATGGAAGTTACAATGATTAACGGAAAGGTAGTAGAGGCTAACGTTTTTGATTACGTTGCTCAGATTTACGAGGGTGGCAAATGGCAGACAGTTGCCGTTAGCCCAGATTATAATGAGGCTGAGAAAAAGCGTATAGAATATGCTATAAAGGGCTGCTATACAAGAACCGAGCAGCTTAACTAGTTAATAATATATAGGAGATACGACAATGAGAACTATCAATACATTTATTCAATCAGACTTAGTTGATTCTTTGAAGAAGTTTGCTGATAAGACACAAAAGAACGTTGAAGGCTTTACCTACTCAGTAGGTAAGCCTTACGAAAAGTTGTTCTACCATTTCGTCATTGAGGAAAACGGAATGGCAGGTAAGAAGAGAATGGTATTTCATGAGGTTTGCGACCTTATTATCAATATGCCTGATGAAAGCGATTGGCGATTGATTGCAACGTATATGGATGACGCATTTACCTCTGCTGACCCAACCAAGGAGCTTGTCTTTAAGAACCCTGCGCACGGAGCAGACTATGGTAAATGTGACTTCTGCGGTCATTGGTGCAAGAATGCTTATGTCGTTGAGAACGTGAAGACGGGCGAGGAACTACAGGTAGGTTGCGAATGTATTAAGAAGTTCGGTCTGAAAGGATTTGGCTTCTTGTCAGATTTCACAAGAAAGCTCTATGAACTCTACGACTACAGAATCAGTTATGCTACTGATGATGAATTTGGTGATATTGAGAAATGGGGCGGTAGAAAGGATTCAAGCTATAAGAATGCCATTCTTAAATCCGACCTTATTATGGCGGCGAAAGCTCAGTATGATATTTGTCCTGTATATAAAAAAGGAACAAAAGTTGAACACGTCCGTTATCGCTCAGCTACTTTGGATAGCATCGACACTATTTTGAATAGCAAAAAGTTCAAGGTTGATGAAGCTTACGTGAAGGCAGTTTGCGAGTTCGGTGCAAAGATTCAGCCTAAGACCGAATTTGAAGAGGATATGCTTGCGGTAGCAAAGAACTTCTATTGCTTCCAAGCGCAAGATGTATATGCTTTCTTCCTTGTGAAAGCCTATGAGGATAGCTTGAAGCCAGAGCTTAGTGTTCAGAAGGGCAATCAGGTGAAGGTATGCGGCAAAATCATTCAGAAGCGTTTCGAGGAATCCTACTACGGAGTAATGGAAATCAATACCATTCTCACCGATAAGGGGATTGAATGCGAACGATACGGCAAAGTTCCTACAATCGAGGAAAATGGTATTAAACGCACCACATTCTATGCTCTCGTTAAGGGAGTATTCAATGGCAAGATTAGCTTGGATAGAGCAACTAAGAATCCAAAGAAAGGTATTGAAGTCGTTGAAATCTAAAGGATATGAGTAAGCAAGAATTTCTAAGCAAGTGTTATAGCTGTGAGAAGTATAACACTTGCTACAACTCGAAGTTTGGTAGATTAGGTTGTAATGCCTATCTATCATATTTGAATACGAACAATTTTTAAAAGGAGATACAATCATGAATAAATACGCAGAATTAAAGAAGAAGCATCAGAAAGAGCTTAATAAATTGCCCATGAAAGCTGCCTTTGGTAAAGAGCAGTTTAAGAAAATGATGGAAGAGTGGGGGCTTACCACCAACGCCGAAGATATTAGTAAGATAGATATGCTCATTGGTGGTTGTTATTGCTTAAAGAAAGATACCCACCTTTTCGAGGAGCACTTTCTGAGAACACAAAAAGAGCTTGAAGAGTTCTTAAAGGATGATGATAATCTTAAATCAGCATTCAAATATGAGTTCTCTAACCATGAATGCGGATATACATATACACCGCAAGATGCGCTTCCTCCGCTTAATCTTACCTATGAAGAGGTTGAGAAGAATAAGCGTCTAAATAAGGTCTTTAACGAGGCTTGGTGTGAATATTTAGATGAATGTGAATAAGATATGTATAAAGAAGGCGATATTTTAACATTGGAGAATGATTGGAGAGGAGAACATTGTGTCTTCATTCTACACAGAATATACAATGATGATTGGATAGAAGCTCACGCAAAGTATTCTTTCGCATTCAATAAGCTTGGAGTAGGAGCAAATAATGTTTCTACAAACGTAAAATACTCTACGGGGTGTTTAAGAAAAGCGAATGATGGCGAAAGAGGCTTTTTGTTAGAAACGATGAAGGAAAAAGGTTATTCATACGATTTTAAGAAGAATAAGCTACTCCGTGCATTCAATTATGAAAAAGGAAGAAATTAAGATAAATGAGCATTGTAAGCACTATTTCTTAGGCTTCTGTCACTTCTATTTAGGTGGCTGCTGCTCTAGTATTAAATGCGGATATAAATAGTTAAGATTATGGTAAAGTTTATTGAGGTAAAATATAAAGGGCATTGTACCCTTGTTAATATAGATAATATCGCTTACGTTGAACCTTCACGAAATGGCGGTATAGAAACATCTATAAAGCTTAATTGCAAGACTACACCAACGGGCGGTCAAGTTATTCTCTGCGAGGATGATTACCACACATTCTTGGCTAGATTAGAAAACCTTGTTGTCGTTGATAAAGCTGAGTAAGATATGAGAGCATTTGACGTACTTTTAGCCTTACATCGCTTGGATATGCGATAGGGCAAGGATTATCTTGAAGCTCCTAAAAAGAATGATTTGGAGTTGAATGTGATAGAAGGTAAGCTGAAACAGAATCATTGGTATTGGTGCGATTTCCATAAGCAGCCAATGCTCGGCGAGCCTTCGGTTATCCTCACTCTTGGCGGTGGGGATATTCAATATCTTTATGAAGTAGAAAAGTAAATAAATATAGATTATGTATCAGATAAATGTTATAACATATAGCACAGAGGTGAACAAAAAGAACGCTCTCCGCAAGATAGTGAACCGACAAAAGAGAATACTCGGAGGAAGGTTTGAAAGCGTGAAATTAGCAAGAAAAGCCTTGAAAGAATTCTTTGAGAAGGAAGGCTATCAGATAGGCAACGAGGTCGAGGAAAAGGGCAGCGAGACCTATGTTAAGACGTTATTCTTCGGTAACATTATGCTCGAAATGGAGTATAAGATAATCAAGTATAATTAATCTATGGCTCGTTTCGCTCTTAGAAATCAGGAGAAGATAAAGCAGGCATTCGGGGAAGAAAGGTTGAATGAGCTTCTGAAAGCATTGAAGCTGTATTCAGCCAAGTACCCGAAATGGTCATTGGACGCAATCATCGAAGAGGGTAAACCTTATCCTTCTTTCGTAGTTGATAAGGTTGCAGTATTATACGTAACTCGCTTGGTGTATGACGTTTATCACGTTGCTCTAAAAGAGTTCTTATAAAGAAAAAGCACCGCCCTCGGAGATACGAATGAGGACGATGCTAAGTGTAAATAATTGTTTTGTTTAACGTTGTGAGCACATAGGAGATACGCACTCGATACAACAATTTATGCAAAAGTAATAAAAAATATTTGGATAGCTCAATATTTCTTCGTATTTTTGCGAATTATTAACAATAAAAAGGAGATATGGCTATGAGTAAGGAAGATTTAATCAAGTTCTGCCGATACTTCAAAGGTGAAGCAGAACGACCTAAAGATGCTCCACTTTGGTGGGGATATGAGCAGATTTGGGTAGAATTATCATTAAATTCAAAAGAAGGTAACGCAAACTTCCATTTAATGGGCGAGTACCTTGATAATTATCTTAGAGCAGGGTTAAGAACCTTCTGTGATGATGATGATACTCCTGCGACAATGAAAGCTCTCTTATACGACCGCTATACACATTTCGGTGGTGATGCTAAGAGTTTCAAAGAATGGTATATCAATGAATACAAAAAGGGCAAGGAGTAGCTTCCTCGCCCTTTATTATTTTATGGGATATTCGTAATTGGTGTAGGCTGGTCGATAACTTCAATATCAATAAACCATCTAAATTCGCCATTATTAAATTGTCTTTGTACCTTTGTTACTCTAAACCTTGTACCTCGTTGTAATACAACCTCTAATTCCATACTTCCACCATAGCTATGTGTTCCATCTTTTCCATCCCATTTATAGCCATCTTCCCATAGTCTTCCATAACGACTATAAGGTTCAGTATAAATACCTTTTGTACCTTTCGGGCAGTAGATATTATAAACGCAATGAGAGGTAACTTTATTCTCTCCGCTTCCAACAAAGCCATAACCTTTTGTATGAGCTGTTGACATAAAAGGTTTGTTTAAGCCTTCTTTTCCAATTATCTTAGAAAGGTCAGAAGTGATAATGTTTGAAATATCTACCGAATCGAGCTGTTTTTGTAAATCATCAATTTTTGATTGCAATGTCTTTATCTTCCGATTATTCGTTTCCCATCGCAATTCCTTCTTTTTATCTTTTAGTTCTCTTGCTATATTTTCATACTTAATTTCTGTCGCTCTATCACTTATCAGTCTTTCGCCAAATTGACTAAAAAACTCATCTATACTTGCACCTCTATTAAGCCACACATCACGAGTAAATGGTTTGGATTTCTCTATCATACTGGATAGTGTATTTATATCTTTCCAACTATCTCTTATTTCTCCATTAACGCCATATTTTGTACTAAGATATGATTTATACAAAGGCTCATTGATATATGAACTTCCGCTTGTATAATTAAATCCAACCTCTTTCTCGTTCTGTGTCCATCGCTTCCAATCAGCTTCAGCAAAAGGTCGGAAATAATCATCACCAATATCAGCATCCCTTGCCCAGAGTGCAGCATCCTTTCGAGCTTTAGAGTAAGCATTGGCATCAAAAGGTATAGAGCCATTATTTTTATTCACAGCTCTCTTTGTCTTTAATTGGATAAGCAATTCCTTTTTATCCTCTGCTTCTTTGATAAGCTGCTCAGCAAGGGTCTTATCTTTTGCAAGCATAGCATGTTCAAGGTCATAGATAAGCTTATGATATATCTTGCTCTGTGTCTTATAACCTTTTACATCAGCATAAGCTTTATTGATGTTTATCCAATCAATCGCCGTATTTACCTCATCGAGCTTTTTGAGATATGCCGCTTGCGATACCTTCCATGTAGCATACTTCTGTTGAACCCCGTGCATATTTCCACCAAGGAAATCAACTGCCTCAAATTGCAATTTGCTTGCCTGCTTTTCGAGTGTTAAGCTTTGCCATTGAGCCAACTTCGCTTCTACGGCATCATATACTCCGTGCAATTCCTGGGACGTGAACTGCTTATGCCACTTATTGACATCAGGGATGAGAGCGGAAAGTGATAGTTCATCTTTTTTGATAGCAGAAATGGCGTTTGCGAGCGTTTTTGCTTCTTTCCTAGCCAATGTATAGTTAGCAGACTTTAATGCGCTTAGAACGGAAGAAACATCGGTCTCTCCGTAATTAGTAGCCACCTTCATAACATTCATTGCAACCTTGCGGTCAGTCCATGCAAGTTTAGTCTGATAACCTCGTTTGAATCTATCAAACAAAGAAGCTATCTCAGAAGCACTCTTTTTGTCCTTGATTGCGTAACGGATAGCATAGTAACGTTCAAAGAGGTCTTGGCTCTTTATATCCGTAACAGATTTGCTACCGAGCAGATTATGAACCAAGCCATTGTAATAATCACGTCTATGCTTATCCCATCGGCTCTGTATTTTATCTATCTGCTCCTTAGTTCTAAGGGCGTGGCGTTCCTTTGCCTTCGCAAGTATAAGCTCCTTAGAAGAAACCGCCTTTAACCCCAATTTCTTGCGGTCTGACGGGCTTAAAAGATGTACCCAATACTTTGTGTTGTCTTGTAAATGCCAAGCCAATTTACCCCTCATTCCTGCCTTTACGATAGCTTCGGAGTTATCCTTGATGTATTGATTGTACTTTTCTGGCATAGTGAGCACGGCAAAAGGGGATACGTAGTTACTCATATCCTCGCCAGCCATCAAGCGTTTATAAAACTCCTTCTTCTCCTCGCCTTGTATGGTTATAGGGTCTGAGGTGCAGATACATTGAGGATGCCAAGAAATCCATACATAATCTTTTGGGTAGCGACCTTCAAGGTCGTTGCATATATCATCAATATTATGCTGTGGTGATACGTGAATATACTGACCGATAACGAATGGTTCGTTCTGCCATCGTTCATTTCTTGCCTTGTGGTATGCGGAATTTATCTCCGTTCTTGCTACTCTGAGAGCGTTCTTTCTCGCCGAGCGGTAAACACCCATGCCTACTTTCTCCAATGGCTCTTCAACGAAGCGCACCTTGCCGTCAATGATTCTACGTCTGCGCCAAGTCACCACATCTTTCTTCTTTCCGTTCTTCTGAACCTTGATGGTATGGTAACGGCGGTACATCATATCTGGGTCATTGAGATACTTTCGTATGCTCTTGCCTATTTCCTCTGCTGATGAACCTTTTTTGATTCCGTCCGCAATGGTATTACTCATAGCCATTTCGAACTCACTCTTCGTCTGTTGGCAGTAGTTCCAAACAGTCTGAGCGAGATTCAATCCGTTCTTTGTTTTCAAGCGATTGGAAATAAATGTGGCTGCGGCGGTATCTCGTGCGACCCTTATAGCTTTATCAGTAAGCACGGAATAACCGCCTATAACCATTTTATCGTGGTTATATGCCAACGCTACGCCATCGGTGATGCCGCTCTTACAACAAAGAAGGCTATTCTGATAGTAATCATTAAAGATGTCGTTCAAACGAGCCTTTAACTGCGGAAAGTTATCAAAGTTAAAAAGCGCATCATCTTCGAGCACATCTTTTCCATAGCCAAGAGAGGTGAGCTTCTTGACATAATCGCTGTATAATCTGCCCAACCGCTTATTATAAACGGCGAACAGATTATTCAGTTGTTCTTTCTGCTGTTTTGATGTGAGCTTCTTTGACATATTAATACTTATGCATCTTCATAAAATAGCCTTGTATCTTCGCAAGTTCTTCTATTTTATAATCATGTTTTGTAAACTTCTGTTTAATCTCATACTTTACGCTCTTTAAAGCTTCGATAGCTTTATTGTATGTATTCTTGGCAACGCCTTTATTTAACTGATTATTATGCTCCAAAATATTGATTTTCTCAGTTATTTCATCTACAGCTTTGGCTGCCGTTTTAAATACCTTTACGGTTTGCTGCTCCACATCGGTAGCCGTTTTGACATTAACGACTTCTTTCACAGCTTCCGCTATGCTATCTAAAGAATCATTGATTACTTTAGCACTTAGTTTTGCAACAGCTCCACTTTCATTTACCTTCAAAGATAAAATATCGGCATCAATAGAGCTTGTTACACTATTTATCATTGCTGAGATTTCATTTCCATCATTTTTTCTTGGTGTACTCTTTCTCGTATTTCCACTATTCTTTGCCATAATCGTTCCTTATTTTTTGTTTCTATATCTCTGTTCAATACTCATAAAAGCCAACTGCTCCTTTGTTGGTGCATTATTGTACTTATCAATCAGATGTTCCATCTTATCATCGTATTTATGAAAGTTCTGTCTGTCTTTGATATACTTGTATTGTTCTCTCATATTATTAAGGGTAGCCGTTTTCCACGAATAACCCTCATAATTGATATGAAACTTATTATCTGATGTATCAAAGCGCACCTGCCCAAAGGTTCTTGGCATACCAGCTATCTTCTTGCCGTTGATTCCGATGTTTGTATGCAAATTGCCGTTATCATCTACTCGCAAGCCCGTGATAGTGATAAAAGGCTCGTTAGGGTAGAGGTTCTTTAAGTCCTCACGCCCTGCGTAAACGGCTTTTGCCTTATCAGAATCCGTATATGCTCCATTATCATCAACCGTATTCATATAATCTTTGACGGCAGATATTTTCTCCGCTGATATGGTCTCCTTTGGATGGCTTTTCTTTGTTCCTCCGCTTGCTTTTGCCATAGTTATTCCTCCTCTTCTTCTTCATTGGAAACTGATTGCTCTCCACTTGCGGCACTACCAAGCCCCGAAAGGGCTGCTTGCTGCGCCAACGCCTCTTGCTGCTCCTCCTTAATTTCTTCCTCAACCTTATCAGGGTCATCATTGAGAGGGTTGAGTTCGATGGCACGGCGATTAGAGGTAGATTTCGCACCACCATTGGATGAAGTGATAAGTTGCAACATTTCAACATCATTCTTTGGCAGATATGGCTTGAAGACTGGCTCAAAGTCAATCTGCTCAGCAACACTTTGGTCGATACCCTTTACGTAAACTCCCGTATTACAGATGCCGTTAGCTACGATATTCGAGCGGCGAGTGAACATTTCACCAAACATTTCTGTCTTTAAATCCGCTTTCATATAAGGAGCAGTAAACATCAAGCGGATAGCCGCACCCGAGGTATTGCTGCCCAAAGTCTTCATATTCTCAAAGCTGATGTCGGCTGTTGAGGTAAATGAATAGATGATATTGAAAAGGTAAGCGATTTCACCCTTCACACTCTCAGGTGATTTATCCCAAGAAAGGACGTTCATACTTGAATCGTTACCACCTTGGAATACAGCACCTTGCTCACCCTTTTCTGCGAAGCCCTCCAAACGACCTTTGATAAAGTACTTAGGCGTGCCGAAGTAGTCATTCGTATCACCCCAATTTGAGATACATGTCTCCACTCTATCAATAGCCCATTGAACATCTTCCCACTCTGCTTGGTCTTGTCTATAGTAAACGACAGGAACCTTGGTGAAGCCATGAGGTAGGGCAGAGATAAGCTTCCATCCTGCGCCATCAATATTAGTGTACTGATAGCACAATCTATCTGTATATACATCAAAATGTAGCTCAGATTTTCCAAGCTCATCATATACATAGTACTCACGAGCGAAGCCGTCCATGATATGGAAATCGTTAAAATGAGGGTAGAGCTTATCGCCATTTGAAGGTGAAAGCAACTGAACTCGGATTTCGCCTCGGAGCTTTCTCTCTGCGTCTGTTGGCATATACCATAACTCGGCGCACTCGCATTCCTTGAAGAGGGTACGGGCAAGTCGCTTATCGAAGTACTTCATCTTGTTGTCGTGATAACAGTGCATGATGCCGTCATATAACTTCTGCTGCTTATCGTTCATCTTCTTTATATCAACACCATGTGCCGTAGCTTTATAGGTAACGGCATTCATAAGCAAGAAACCCACAGTAAGATTTACGATTGACTTCTGAGCAGGAATAGCGATTCTTACTGGCTCAACTTTCTTATCCTTGTAAATCGGTTTCTGTGTGATAGGGTCATACTGACCCGTAGGTACTTTGATTCGCTTCTTAGGACGGAAATCCTCATCAAAGATTTTATGCTTTGACGGATTCCATTGTTCTTCAAGCACACTCAATGGTGTCTTAAAGCCTTGTTTTCGTGCGGTCAATACCGAGCGAACCATGTTCGCATCTTGTATTGCTACTATCTGTTCTATTGCTCTCATATATGAATATTTTTTGTTATAACAAGGCAAAGTTAGCAATAATATAACTTATATAGGCATAAAGAAGAAACCCTATGTAAACAAAAGAAAAACGCCTATTTCGGCAGTCTTCCAATATGCCAATGATTGCACTCACTACAAAGATATGCGGTGTAACCGAGCAGCCGCTTTTTCTTTATGTATCTTGCGGCTGCCTTCTCATTATCAAAGGATAATTTGGCTACTCCTCTGCTATTATAGTGGGAGCGTTTGCGATGATGCTCCCTTGGTTGTTTATCATATATTCGTTTCATAAGCATTTCGATTTTAACCCATCAGACCGAGAATGTCGGCGGCTTGCATTCCGCTGCCATAATCGCCCAATAACTTCTCCATGACAACATATCGGCATGCATCTATAGCGTGATTATACATATCTATAGGCTCATTAAGCCACTTTCCTTCCTTATCTTGGCGGTAGGTATAATTATTAAATTCCCTTCTTACATTTGTAGAGCGTTTTGTTATATGAATTGTGTATTCTTGCATCTTCATAATACCAGCTTGAATAGAACCTTTGAACTTCTTTACAGGTTTTATATCAATACCAGCATTATAGATTTCATCAATCAGACGAGGGTCGGCGGACTCTGATATTACCTCAATATTTTTTTTATCCTCTTTCAATACTCTGATAATATCAGAAGAAAGCATTTCTGTCTGATAGCATATTTCGTCTATATAGATAATCTTTCCGTAGATATATACATCAATAATCGCTGTAGGGTCATTGGAGTAACCGAAGTCAATAGCTCTGTATCGGTATCTGTTCGCTTGAATAGGAATATAATCATCAACAACTACATTCTTAAAAATCAAGCCCTCAACCATAGAGCGCAATCCCAAACCATAAATACGCCAAAGGCTCGGATTCTTCCATTTAAGGCTCTCAATCTCAGCGATGACCTTTGGTTCGAGGAAAGGATTGTCCTTATAAGTGGAAATGAACCAATAGGTGCTTTTCTCCTCGTTTACCTGATTTATCCAATGGTCTTCAGAGAAGGATGGGTTATAATCAAGGATAGAGAACTCCGTGGTACGCATCTGTAGCTGCTGCCATTCGATGAAAGAAAGCTCATTCGCCTCATTTACGAAAAGTATCTTACGCTTAGAACCACGCACCTTCTGCTCGTTATCGGTGGAGAAGAACTCAATCCAAGAGCCGTTTGGGAAAGTATAAACAAACTCCGATTTATTCATGCACTTATCATCCCACCAACCAAAGTTGAGCATTATATCCTTAAAATCACGATAGACAGTTCGTTTGATGGAAGGCATACCAGCACGAATGATGGAAACGGTCGTTCCAGCATAGTTGAAGCAAAACATACAAAGGAACTGCACAACCGAGTAGGTCTTGGCAGAACGTGAGCTTCCTTGAAGAGAGCAAGTTGTGAATCCTGCTTCCTTCGCTGCTTTCACCCTCATGTAGTTCTTTGCTAAATATACGTGTGGCATATCTCTATTATCCTTTATTTGCTTCTTTTGTTATTCTGCTGTCCTGTCTGGCTCAGCATCCTTCTTTTCCTTCTCTTTCTGAATCTCAGCGAGAATCTTCTGATACTCTTCATTATTGGTAACAACATGTACTTGCAATGGGTCTTGCTTAATCTGCTCGCCCTTGCTTGTAAGGTCAATGCGCTGAATCTTTCCGTAAGCTCTATCAATAACTCTTTCGAGCACATCAAGTCCTTTCTTGTCAAGTATTCCCTTGGCAATAATGCGTTGCATCATCGGGCGTGACTTATCAGCCAACACCGCCTTCAATTCGTCTTCGGGCAGCGTAGCGATATACAGAAAAGACTCTGCGATAATCTGAGAGGAAGGCACTTCATAGCCCTTCTCCTTCATTTCCTCGATGAATAATGACATCGTCTTAGGCTTTGGTGGTCTGCCCTTGGGGTTGCCAACTCCACCTTTTTTAAACTTACCTTTTTCAAGGTTTGCAAGCTGTTTTTTTCGCTTGCTTTCATCTTTTGATAATGGCATATTAATAGCTTTTATTCCTAATTTATTCCCAACAATAGCTTTTATTTAAGAAAAGCACCTTTATTTTCTTCTTCCTCTGCTGCCATATCTCGGCACATCTTCAGTACATTAAAGTACTCTCCAAGATTATTATTATAGAGCAGCTTTGCTATCTGTTGTACAAAAGATGACTTACGTCCATCTTGTTGTAGCTTCACCACTTCGCAAGCTGGCATCATCAAAAACTGCTCCATGATTTCAACCTTTTCCTTGGAGGAAAGAAGCTTCTTGGTAGGAAGCAGAAAACCTACTTCCTCCAAGATTTTTGTTTTAACTGACTTAACCTTCATACTTATCACCATTTACGAGGTTCATAAACTCAGCCCTCACTTGTGGGTCGTCTTTGAAAGCACCTTCAAGGTAAGAAGAGGTCATAATGCCCTTCTTCTTTGCGCCTCTGAACTCTTTGCAAGAATGATGACCCTTCATAACGAGAGCAATACCGAGTGGTGGATATTCGCTACCGAGAGCCTCTTTCAGCATATCTACGATGTCATGTACCAATCGTTCCTGTATCTGTAAGCGAGCGGAGCAGTAATCAACCACACGACCAATCTTAGAGATACCGATAATCTTGCCCTTTGGGTTCGGAATATATGCGAACCAATACTTGCCCCAAAACCAAACACAATGATGTTCACAGTTGGAATGGAAATCACCTTGGTCGATAACCATGTTATCATAGACGATGCCGTCATCATTGTTATCAAAGGTAGTAATCTTCGGCTTCTGTGAAGGGTCATAACCTCTGAATATTTCTTTCCACATTCTGATAATGCGGTCGGGCGTGCCCTCTAAGCCCTTGCGGTTAGGGTCTTCACCGATATACTCCAAGAGTTCTTTGATATGTTTTTCTGCTGTTTCTTTTGTAATCTTAGCCATATTATTTATCTTTCCAATATTCTTTATAATCTTGTTTCTCCTCCTCATTTGGCTGACATACCTCATAAGAAGCACCGCATCGCATACAATGATAGAAGTCCACCACGGAATCATCATCCTCGCTGCGGTCACCCGATGAATCCCAATAAAGTTTCCCACCGCAATAAAAGCAGATAGGACGGTACTTTGTCGGGGGTCTTCTTTTTATTCTTGCTCATAGGCGAAATGATTTATTTCACGTTGAGAATCTTTTGCTGCTGTATGGAAAGTCGCCATTTAGGGTTAGCCTCTACGAAAGCAACAGTCTGTTTCAGAATCTCAGCATTCTTCTTCGCATCGCCTGTATCACAAGGCTGAACGTAGTAGTAATCAGCATCAATATTACAATCGGTAATTTTGTGCTCGCCATCAAAGACAACCTTCACCTCAGTAGCAACCTTAATGATAGGTTCTGCGCCCTTAACGAATAAGCACTTAGGAGAGCATGTAACCCAGTTGATACCACCAGGAATCTTGTGCGTTCCGTTGGTCTCCATAGCAATATAGTAGCCCCAATTTTGGAGAAGGGTAGTAAGCTCCTCATCCACTTGCAATGTAGGCTCACCGCCCGTAAAGACAACGAACTTGCAATCAGGTGAGAGCAACTGAATCTTATTCAGAATATCAATAGCTCCCATTTCCTCATACTTCTTAAAATCAGTATCACAGAAAGGACACTTTAAATTACAACCCGAGAAGCGGACAAAGATAGCCGCTCTGCCTGCGTGTCTTCCCTCACCTTGGATAGAGTAGAAGATTTCGTTTACCTTGTATTTAGCCATTAGAGAGCCTCCTTTCCGTCAATCTTATCATCGTCACAATAAACGGCGATATTGCCTTCACTCTCCTGTACCTTTGCCTTGTAGCACTCTGGGAACTGAGCAACAATCCATTTGGCGATATTCTCAGCAGTAGGATTGAAAGGCAAAAGCTCGTTGAGGTTGCCGTGGTCGAGGTAGCCGTGAATCTTCTGCTTGATATGCTTGAAGTCCATCACCATACCATCTTTGTTAGGCTCCTTTGCCTTACAATAAACAGTAACTATCAGATTATGCCCATGAAGATTGGCACACTTGCTTTCATAAGAGAGTGTCAGCTTATGTGAAACCGCAATCTCCATTCTTTTTGAAACGTAATACATAATTTTCCTTTCTTTTATTTTGTTATTTCAATTTTTATTCTTAATTTTGCGACCGAGAAGAATAAATCGGGTGGGTCAGTACACTGGCTGCTCGATTTCACGCTTATTCTTCAAAGGCAAAGAGGTGTACCTGCTTTGCTATTCTTTGTCTTATAACTTATGGCGATGAACATTGCCTGATAAGCCAACGACAATAACTTCTTTTAAGTTACCTCTTTCATTTCCTTTTGCATGAGTGAGATACATAGAAATTTGGTCTTTGACATATTCCTTTGTCATAGCCTTGTTATTCTGTATGAGGATAGCAACCTCTGCCCCTTGCTTTGCAGCACTCTTCAATGCATTCTCTACCTTATAGGCACTCGCCGAGTTAATGGTTTTCATATCCATCACGGCGTGCTCTTTGAAGCCATCAGTCTTCTTCGCTCCCGTTATATACGACATTTCGCTCATCAAATATACACGATAACCCTTTTTAGCAAGAACTTCTGCGGCATACATTTCCTTATTGGTATTCGGGTCAGCAATCTTATTATGGTTGTTATGTACCACATAATAACCGCCGCTTTTATCGAAGTAGCTATCTTTATAGTTGCCAGTAGAGACGATGGCTTGAAATTCTGATTCTCTCTTAGCCATCGTCTTAGGGTTACCCGAATAATTCCGTGTACCTCCGCTTGCCTTAGACATTTACCTCCTCCTTTCTTGTAAACCAGTAGAAGAATGGAGTATCACAGATAGCAAGGCAGAATTTAAGAAGATATTGTCCGATGATGATACCTATCAACATTGATAGACCTCCTTCTTTCCAAAACCACCCCATACCAATTCCGAATGCAACAATGGCATAGATTGCAGTATCAAATATCTGTGATGTGCAAGTAGAAGCATTATTCCATATCCATCTGTATTTCGTGCCATTCTTGCGATATATGAACTTGTTTCTTATCTTATGGAATATATACACATCCCACGTCTGTGAACACGTATATGCGCAAAGAGAACCCAAAACAAACATAGGAGACTGCCCCAATAATGTTTCATAAGCCTTTTGCATAGATACATCATTTGTAGGTGTATATTGTGTTGCGATAATCAATGCAATAGCAAATAACTGACCTACAAAGCCATAGCGTACAGCTCTGTTAGCCTCTTTCTTACCCCAAATCTCCCCTATAATATCAGTACAGAGGAAAGTAAAGGCATAAGTGATAGCTCCACCCGACAACGCCAAAGGAATACCAAATAGACTCCACCCTGTATCAATCACCTTGCAGCCCACAATATTTGCAACCACAATACTTATAACAAAGATGACATATATCATCAATAAATTCTCATTAGTCTTTTTCATACGGCAAATAATCTTGATTTCCTGCGTATTTTTGATAGTCCTTTTTTAGAAGTTCTATCGAAGCACACAAAAAATTAGTATTTTGTTCATTATTGTATTCGTTTATTTTTTTATACTTCTTCTCACCAACCAATTCAATACATTTACTTTTGTTGAGAGAACTGATATGATGTCCTTTTATGAATCCGAATCTCTTACCTGCAATATAAGTCGTACTATCTGCCGAGGTACAGAAATTACATTGTTGTAGAATCTTTAGTTCTGTACATCCAAGCAAATGAATATCAATAGTCGGCTTTTTCTTTTTAATATAAGAAGCTATATTATATACATAGTTCTTTTTGCCAAACTTTCTTAATTCAGGAACAGATATAGCTATATACTCGGAAAACTCTATCAGTCTATCCAAGCCATTCATTCCATCCTCTAAATGGAATACATTTATTATTCTATTATTCGGCAAGTCATTTCTTAGCTTCTGTCTTAAATCCCATGCCGCTTCTGTTCCGAGAACCTTTTGGCAATCGACCTCAACGCAAGTTGCTCCATTATTATGAGCAAGCGTAAATTCAACTAATTTGTCATACCATTTGTAGATGATATTTTCATCATGTTTGCCTGCCATAGAACCGAACATAAGGGTAAATAGTCCACTATCCTGTATGCAGTGCTTAGAAACCTTGGCACAAAGTCGAGGTATCTCTATACTTGGATTTGTCATAGTTCTCAATGGCATTATAGGAGATTTACCCTTGCCGAAAATCATTCTCTCAACGAAAGGGAAAGCTGTGTATAGAGAATATCTTACTCCAAGCTCCCTTACTCCAAGAAACTGGTTTTGCACCTCGCAACCAGCAAAATGAACTTTGATATTATCGGGACAATGAAGCACCTCCATAATCATCCTCCTTTACCTCTGCCTTGGTGCAGCTTTTATATTCCTTCATAATTAATTCAGCAATCGTCTCGCAAGACATATCACCGAACTCACAAGGAGAACCAAATCTCTTAGTGAGCATCTTTTCTATTACGTGCTGCTGCTCATTGATTTCAATCTCACGTTCATTATGAGATACCTCAAATTCGCAACGAATAACAAAGATATGTCTGTGTCTTGCACTCAGATAAGCACAAAACTCGGGTGCATTAGGGTAACGATGGAAACCCTCTATTGCATTATATGTAAGAACCTTTCTCTTCATATTACTTAATTTTCAATGTACCATACTCATCACCGAGAGATTCAGTAATCTTTTCTTTGATTTCATCTGCCTTTTCTGCAAATGAAGCATCAATAGTGATGGTGATTTTCAAATCCTTAGTTTTCTCTTCTTTATCGTCTTCTGTATCGAAAAGACCATCAAGGGTATCAGCATCTGATTCGCCTGCATTAAGGAACGAGGTGTTTACGCCCCATTCATCAAGGTCTTCAATCTCCCACTCACCATTGGCAAGCTCATCCCAATCCCAATTACCTGCTTGCACGTTATCCTTGATAGCATACTCCTTGATTTTCTCAATAGGCGTATCAGTCTTCAAGACGAAGCAAGGCAGCTTCTCGAAGTTCGTATTTCCGCCGATGCGTAACTCGTTAGCCACTCTGAGGCGCATATTACCGCAGATGGTGACGTATGTACCTTCCTCCAAGGCGTAAACCATCAAAGGCTTGTACTCCAAGAACTCGGGACTATCGGTGAGCGACTTGACGAGCTTGTCATGCTCGCTCTCCTTCAAGTAGCGAGGGTTCTTTGGAACGCCATCAATCTGCCCCTCATTATAGAGGAGCTTTGTAATGTCAATCATTTCACGAAAACCCATCTTTACAAGAAGCTCATCCTTTGCGATGGATGGGTTCTGTGAGATTCTCTTTTCTCTTGCCATAACTTTACCATTTAATAATTATTATTTGCAAAGTTACGGAGATTATTCGTGTTTTAATAGAAAATAATAGATTGTGTGTAAACAAATAAAAAAGCTACCCATATAATGAGTAGCCTCTGAAGTTATCATAAAATATTATACCTCTTATATATAAGAAAAGCAGCTACCTATCACAGGCGGCTGCTTATAGACTAAAAACTAACTATTATTTTCATTTAACCAAATCTTAACTAATACATATAGTTATGACACCTCAGAACCTATATGCCACAATTTCCGTTTTGCTGATGCAAAGATACAAAAGAAAGCGAGATACAGCAAATAAATGCCATATCTCGCATAAACAATCTTACTTTTCCTCAATCTGTTTAGAGACGTTATCTTCTCGGAAGTCCTCAATCTGCTTGGAGAAAGGGGTGAGCTTATCAAGCTGCGCCTTAACAGAGAACTCTTCGCCGATGAAGGCAACACCTTCGTGAATCTTCTGCAAGGCGGCAAGCTGCTTCTTGGTAGTGACAACGGGGTTGATGTAGATGCAACCTCTATGGGTCTGGGCGAACCGCCGACACTCAGCACCGCCGCCGTAGATAACAAATAGCGGCTCTTTGCCCTCTGCCCAATCGCTTGCGATAGAATACTCAAAGGCGAGGTTATTCAGTCTATCCGAATATCCTCGGGTAGCGAAGGCACGCCATCCACGAGGTACGCCAATCATATTGAGGCGATAGAACTTCTGCGCCACGTTGAGGTCAACGAAGATACCGATACCCTTACCTTGCATACAACGGGCAATCCAACGTTTCTTGTAGATAGCCTGCAAGCCGAAAGATACGGGCATTTCATTATATAAGGAGAAGTTCGGCTCAACGATAACGGCAGGGTGATGCTGCAATATCTTCTCAGGGTGCTCGTAGATAGCTGAGAAGCGATAATCATCGGTATAGAAGTGCAAAGAGCCTTCGCCATTGAGGTTAAAGGTTCTCTTCTGTTCGCCGAAGCAAAGGAAGGGTGACTGACACTCCTTGGCTTGCATATCCATATTGAGTGTCGGAATCTCTAGGTCATTGTCCGTTGGGAAGAGCTGGTCGGGCAGGGTAAGCTCATAATCTGTTCTTTTCATTTTTTGTTGCTTTTTAAGAGTTCAACGATTTGGTTATATATAGATAAGGTGTACTTATCCTTTGACTGAACGTATTGCATATACTTTCGTGCTTGGTTGATAACGTTTGCTCTGGTGCGGCAGAGTAGGCGAGCCGAGCGGTCGGGGTGAATGCAATAATCACGGCTTATGAGACAGTATAGTCCTCTAAGGGTGTTGAGTTTGACGGTCTTCACCGTAGAGCAGAGTTCCATGAAGGTAACCTTGCCTACCTCACATACCGCTTGCATGATGCGGTCGGAGATTTCGTACTGCTGATACTGATTGTATATCATACGCTATTACTTATTATTTGGTTACTAATAGAAAATATGGTGCAAAGTTATAAAAATCTATTAAAAAGCGAATAGAAACTATTAATTATTTTAAATTTATTAATAGAAAGTTTGGTAGTTTCACAGATTTTTATTAATTTTGCGGTGTGTTTCAGAAAGAACACTATCACTTAGCGAGCTTATGGGGAGCTTTCTAACGTGTAAGAGTTTGGATTTACGTGAGCCGCAAGGCTACTAAATACGGAGCAGCAGAGAATCCCCATTTCTTTGCTGCTCTTGACTTTTTAAAGCATCTGTAAAATGGAGATACGCAGAAAGATATTGAACGATATGTATTGCAATCCCGAACTGAGGAAGGCAATCGCATTTTCCCTTTTCATCAAGACAAGGGTCAAGTCTTCTGCCGTGCAAAGATGGAGCATCAATAAGCTTCACGAAATCACGGGAGTAAGTGCCTGTGCTGTGCGTAAGCGTATTGATACATTGAAGGCTCTGGGCTTAGTTGAGTTCACGGGCAAGAATAATCGTTGCCTCGTCTTCAAATCTCTAAAAAGTCATACCTCTCACAGGAACGTCCTCGTTCCTAATATCGAGTTTATTTCAAGGAATGATTCTAAAAAGAATGCCTATGCACAGAATGTAAAGTTCATAGAAGATACCTTATCTGCTATGCTTATCATTGATATACAGAATCGAAAGAACTACGCCAAGCAAATGATTCAGCAGACTAAGTACCCTAAAGGCTTGAAAGAGTTGAAGGCGGCTAAGAAGGCTTGTAATCGTTTTGGCTACGGCGATAAGTTCAGAGAGAATGGTATATCATATAAGTATATAGCTGAGAAATTAAGCGTGAGCGTACAGAAAGCCTTTGATTTAGTAAAGTTTGCGGTCAAAAACGAGATTTTATGCAAATATAGAAACATAGAAAAGCGTTTTTTATCCTCTATTGACTACATAAAGGATATGATACTCAATAACTATACTTATATCAAGGGAGGGGTTATCTGTAGGGTGTATGCTAATAATTATGAGGTTAAGGCTGGCTCGCCTTCGGCTCGCTTCGCTGGTATGGTATATAATTAGATTATAAAAAACTAAGATTTTGTTTAACGTTTAAAATAATAGGAGATACAGAAAATGATGTCAGAAAAACAATACGAGGTAGCTCGTAAGGGTGTTATTGTTCAACTTAGAACTGCTCAGAAACTTCATTGCAAGCACATGGAGCAGAAGTATAAAGAGGCTTTAGAGAAGCTTCAAAAGAGATTCTTGAAGCCTGATGCCGTGGGCTGCTTCGATTGGGGTGCAAAGGTATCAAGCAGTTATTATCATCTTTAAAAGGTTAAGGTTATGGTAAAGAAAGAATATTCTGTTGTCGGCTTTATTCAATATCTAAAAGATAAGCCATATATTAAGCTTTATAAAGCTGCTCTTCTATCTGAAATTAAGATAAAAAGAGAAATGTGTATATGGTGGGGTTATCATATTATTTAGATAGAGAATAGATGTATAAAGCATAAAAATAAAGATTATGGCTATAATAGGTTTTGAAATCGGAAACAAAGAATTTGAGGTACGTTTCATACGTGAATCAGGTTATCCTCCAACAAAGAATGAACGTGGCTCATCATTGGTTGAGTATGATGTAACTACATACAAGAATAATCAGCCAATGATGAAGAAATCAATCAAAAAACGAGTTTATTTCGACCTTGAAGGTAATGTTTATAAGGACAAGCAGAGCAACAAGGTGTGGTTCAATCTTTATAAAGCAAGTTAATGGTATGGGAGCAAAAGTAGAAGTAAAGACCATTCCTTTGCATGGATTGTTTATCCATCGTAAGCAGGTTTGGCGTTCACTTGGTAAGCTGAGAGCTGAAAGTCATGTTACATCAGCACAGAAAGTGTTTATTAATGAGCATAATACCGAGGTATATACCGAGAATGCCGATTTCATAGATGGTTTGAAAGTCATTCCTTATGATGGGGAGTTGCCAAAAATATCAAAATACGCTGATTGTAGCATGAGCCATTATCAGTATTGTTTAATGCAAAAAACGATTTAGTTATGGAAGATTTACCTATTGGGTCAGAAATCACCTTAAAGGTGGTTGAAAGTAATAGTTGTGATGGTTGCTTTTTCGTTGAGTTGGCTACAGATATTTTTGAAAATGTTTGCAAGCGTATCAAGTGTACGGCTAACGAGCGAAAAGACGGAAAGAATGTTCAATTCAAAAGAGTAAAGTGATTATGATAGACGATAAGAAAATAGAAGAAGCTGCTAATAAGCATATTGGGACAGAGTATGCTAGATACAATAGTGGCGAGGTTGAGGAAGAAATGATTTGTCTTAGGGGCAAAGAAAGCTTCAAAAAAGGTGCTAAGTGGATGCAAGAAGAGTTCTTGAAGGATTTGTGGCATCCTGCTAGTGAAGAACCAAGAAAGGAAGCAAAATTTTTATATCAAAGTAGTCATGATAGTAAATTTTATTACTATATTAATAAAACAGATGATATATTGGAGACTTATCCTAATTGGAGTAGATACGTTAGGCATGTGCGTGTTATTCAGTGGCTCTATATTGATGATTTACTACCAAAGGAAGGAGGTGAGTAATGAAAGAGTTTGAAGTTGGCGATAGATTCATTATTCCAGATGGCGATGGCGGACATTTGATTGAAGTTCAAGAACGAGACCGTCATTCTTTATGTGATGGATGTTTTTTTAATGATTTCACCTGTATGAACAGAGGATTTGGATATTGTGATTTTGAGAGACGCTCAGATCACAAGAATATAATCTTTAAAGAAGTTAAGGAATGAAACATGGAATAGCGTTTGAATTGAGAAGAAAGATAGACAGAGGGTGCTGTTGTAATAATTGCAAGAGGCACATTATTGGAGATTATTATGATGAAAGTAAATGTAGGTCTTTTGTTAGAAAGAATCAGCACCTTTGTAAACTTAAGATTCACCATATTACTAGCACTTATCTTATAGAACAAGATGTCAATAAGTATTGCTGTGAATATTGGAAAGAAAATGTTGAATCTAAAAAGTAAAGCGTATGGTGTTTAGAAAGTTTAGGTTCGGTAAGTACAAAGGAAAAGAAATCTGTGGTATCGCTATGACTCATACAGGTTATATCCTTTGGCTACTAGAGAATACCCAGTTCAAGTTGAATGAGCTAGAGCAAGAATGCTTTGATGCCGTAGCAAAGGCAAAAGCCGAAGGTTCGACAAATTTCGTGTACAATAAGGAAGACTTAAAGAAGCATATCAAAGATAAAGGTATAAAGACACCTTTTGTTTCTCGTGAAGGCTTCTTTGGCATACTAAAAGGATATAGCGACCATAAGCTTGTAAAAATCTTCCGAGAAAGGTATGATAACAAAGAGTATGATCAAATACCTGCTAGTGCCCCTAGAAAAGGTAATTATGACTCTTTGAGTAGTCTTCAAAGAGTTATGTCAGAAAGTGATTATAATGACCCTATGAGTGGTTTGTATGGAGAGGATGAAGTAGAGGAATGCTTCAATGATGCATCATCTATGAGTTCATTCATGTATTAAAGTTTAAATATAAAGCGTATGGAAGTATATGAATACAGAATCGTAAAGATAGAGAAGGGTCTTTTTCTCATCGAATATAAGACCGCTCCTTATGGAGTTTGGCATGAAGTGAAAGATAAGAAGTTCAAGACTAAGCCAAAGGCAGAAGGTTGGGCTAGAAAGAACTTGGAAATGGAGGTGTAGGTATGAGCATAGCAACACAAGTAAACTACTGTTGTCCTTTCTATGGAAGAAAATGTTACCAATGCGGTTATTGGAATCGTAGAGGAAATGAATGTGAGATAATAACTCATAAAGACAGAAAGATCTGATGTTTAACGTCTTCGGACATAAATAGAGGTGCATGTATGGGTAAATATAGCTTGGATATAACGTCAAAGAAGAACCCATTTATAAACATAGAAGTTGAAGACGATAGAGTTCTTCTTGGTGCTTACGAAGATGGGAAGATAGCAAGAAGATTGTTCTTTATCGACAAAAAACAGTTGGAACTTCTCATAGATGGTTTAAAGGCTGTAAACGTCCTTATTCACAAGGAGGTGGATTTAAGCCAGTTTATACATCAAGGAAAATAGTGTTTAACCGCCTTCGGGCATAAGAAGCAAAGCGTATGAATACAAACAGCTATTTACGTATAGAAAAGGGATTTGATGTATCTAAGATAGATGGACTTATCCCTCAGAATATTGGCGAAGGATTTCAATTCGAACTCTCTGGGAAAACATATACTACTAAGGGTATATATACGAAAGATAAAAAGAGACTTGCTAATATCGAAATTCGTTCTTTTTGTGGTCTTTGTGCTGGTGCAATACATTACTATGCTACATTGTGTATTTATGTAAGTAATGTGTGTGGTGATAGTTCCGCAGGAGGATATTTGGGAGGAATTGAAATTCCGAATGAATATAAAACCATCAAAGGGGAGTTTGTCAGACCACTCACTCAAAAGGAGATAGACGAACAATCAGATAGATGGGATTATTGGTATCGAGTAGGAGATTTAGTTAATGCCTTTGAATCTCTCGAAGAGCTTGAAGGCTTAATCAAAAACTTCAAAAAGAAATTCTCTTCTAAAGAGTGGAAAGTTGAGATAAGACGCAATTATTAACCGCCTTCGGGCATAAATAGTAGTTATATGGACTTAACAAAAGAGCAGAAAGAAATATTTTCTAAAATCGCTGATATTGAGCAGGTCATTCTGAAAAACCATTTTGATATAAGTGATTTGACAGAACAGTTGATTAGCACACTTCCTTTCAAGGAAGGCGATATTGTGTTATATTATAAAGATGAGCCTTATATGGTTAGCAAGATTGAGCCTTGGGACGAAGGAATAGACACTTCTCATACATATCGTTATTATGGCAAAATACATCTGGTTCTTAACAAAATATGCAAAGATGGACATCCATCTAGAAGAAACCAAGATAAATGGCTATTACCTTCTACTGACATCGAGAAGTTTGAACTTGCAGAAGATGGCAAGATAGTTCGTTTGTAACATAGTTTAGTAACTATCCTGCAAAGGTTATAAATAGATAGAATTATGAAAGCAAGTGTTTTACTAAAGGCTTTAGAAGCCTATGGAGATTTAGATGTTTGTGTCATAAAGGAAACTGGTCCAATGGCATATAATGATACAGACCATCATAAGGCTGTAGATGCAAAGGTATTTGCGATAATGGATAATAAAATTATTATTGCAGAGAAAGAAATAAAAATAGACTGAGTAACTAACCACCCTCTCCCTTTTACAGGGAGAGGGTAAAAAGAAGAGAAGAATATGTTAAAAAGAAGTGAATTTAAAAGAGGAGAATTTCTTGTAACAAGTAATGGAAGTATATTTATCCATGATGGCTATATAAATGGTGATGGATATGGATGTTTGATTGGTATGGATTCCAACGGCGATATTCAAAAGCAAAGTGATTGGGGAAACTTTATGCGCTATCCAATAGACCATATAGCATCAGATAAAGAAATAGACATCCTTATGCGAAAAATAATGGATGCAAAGAATATTACAAATTACTAATTATCATCCTCTAATTTAACAAGTAGAGGGTAAAAAAGAAGAGGATATGGCTGGTATGGAATTTGGAAAGTGTGATATTTGTGGCAAAGAGGCTGCTTTATCACGTACATATTTTAAATACAGAATAGGTAGTTGTGAGTGTTGTGGAAGCAAATTGCATGATGGCTCAAATGGACATTTTGAGGTTGTGCATCATTGCAATAAATGTGTTCCTCATTTACCTACTGTTATTCATCCTTTATTTAAGGCTTTAGATGGTAAAGTTTACAGAACAAATATTACTAACGTTTTGCCATTTGAAATTGAAGGTAATTTCATTATAGAAGAACCAGTAATTGTGGAGGAAAAGAAATGAGCAAAGAAAAAGCTATTAAATATATCACAAAAGCCAAAGAGCAACTATCTGGCGATTTACTTACTGTAAGGTTTTGTCAAATGGCTCGCAATAATTTAGACAAGGCACTTAAAGAGTTGGAGGATTGATATTATGACAAGAAAAGAAGCAATGGCTTTCGCTATCAGCGTAGGAAAGCCGATAAGACATAACTCATTTTCAAAAGGTGAGTTTGTTCAATACAAAGGAAAGGAGTTAGTTGATGAAGAAGGAACTATCCTTCCTCAACAAGAGTTTTGGGCTATCCGTTCAGGTAGTTCTTGGGAGAATGGATGGGAAGAATATAAAAATGATTAAGTATGGACAGAAATCAAGCTAAAGAATTTTATCCTATTCTGCAAGCTTTTGCTGAAGGAAAGGTAATTGAGTGTAGAACCAAACCAAGTTTCATAGAAGGTACAGATGTTCCGAATGATTGGACGGAAATGAAAGATATTGAGTTTTGGAAAAATACAGAGTATCGCATCAAGCCAGAGTCAAAGTACCGTCCTTTTAAGGACGCAGAAGAGTGCTGGGAAGAAATGTTGAAGCATCAACCGTTTGGTGTTGTTAAAGATAAGTACTTTGCTAATTATCAAACACATCGTGCATTCACATGCTTAACTACTAAAGGTTGTTACTTCCGTGGATATGAAGATGATACATTTGAAAGTAGCTTTAAGAATTTGTTATTTGCCGACGGAACTCCGTTCGGTGTAAAAGTGGAGGAATAGTTATGGCATGGGTTGCAGTAGATAAAATCGGTGAGGAATTAATCTCACGAACAGAACCATTTAGAGTAGGAGACTATTGGATTGGTGAATCTATGTTTCATCTTCCAAAAGGCAGCATTAAGAAGCTCATCGGGAGAAAACTTACTTCGGAGGATGAGCCAGTTGAACTTAAATAAGAATAGTTATGAATGATAGTTATATATCTTATGGAAGTGATGGCTCATATCATATAATACGCCCGATAGGAGAAGGATTTGATATAGAGACAGCTTTCTTGATTGCCTTGGTGGTTGTTGCTATATACGTCATGTGGCATTATTCACCAAAGGAAGTTTGGAATAAAATAAAGTCGTATTTTAAAGAATAATAGTTATGTTTGGATTTTGTGTTATACTTACCCTAGCTGTTCTATTTATAGCTTTTATGGGTGGAGTTATCGGTTATTTAATTGGTAAATATTGGAAAAAGAAGTAGCGTATGAGAATACAAACCACATTGAATGATATGCTCAAAAAGCATAGTTCACATCACACATTTATCCCAGATTGGATACATGATTGTGCGAAATGGGAAAATTGTAACATTCTTATAGAAAAGTTTGAACAGAAAAAATAAATAGCGTATGAAGAAAAAGATTTTAGACTTAGCCAAGTCAGCCGTTTGGTTCGTCTTGTGCTTGCTCGTAGGTGCGTTGGCTTTTGAAGGTGTTTGCTCATTGGCTAATAGCAACAAACCTGCAAAGAGAGTTGGTATATCTGTAATCACAGAAGAAGAGCATGATTATCTGGTTGTGGACACGAAACACGGAGTTTGTGTTATTCACGCAGAGAGCTGCCCTTGTCATAAAAAGAAGTAGCTATGAAAAAGGAAATATTTGACTTCTCGGAGGCTTTAAAGCGTATGAGAAAAGGAAAGCTCGTAAAGCGAGAAAATGGGCTTTATCCGTTTGGTATTGACGAGGAAGGAATATTCTATCATTATGGGCATCATATCTTCAAGGTAGAAAGAATGTCCTCTGAGGATATACTTGCAATAGACTGGGAGGAGGTGTAAGGATGTACGGTATGTTTAGAAATAACAAGGAAGTAGCGCATGGAGGAATATATAAAATGAAGGTTGATGCTTACAATAGCTACTATCAACAAATGAGATTATTAGGCAATGTAAATGAAATTCTTTCTTTTGATGAATGGGAAAAGAAACATTGTAAATGGTTAAAGTAATAGTGTATGGACAGACAGATAAAGATAATGGATAAGTATTTATCGGTGCGAAGAAAAAGGGTTTTGACCCTCACCGTCAGCAAGCAGTGGTTCGATATGATTGTGGCAGGCGAAAAGACCGAGGAGTATCGGGAGATTAAGGGCTACTGGACAGTTCGACTTTATGATGTTTTTGCAAAAAATCCTACGAAGTATTTGATGGATAAAAAGATAAACGGAGATATTGATTATCTAAAACTGATGATACGTTGTAACCATTTTATCGCAAAACAATATACTCACGTCCTCTTCATTAACGGCTACCGCAAGGATAGTCCACGAATTGAGAAGGAGATTGAGAGTATCACCATCGGCAAGCCAAAGAAAGGCTTATGCCCCGACAAGTGGCTTGATACCGAGTTTTTTATTATTAAATTTAAGTAGCGCATGAAACAGAAAAAAGTTGAATTATGTGTACCAGGGTCTCTTATTTGGAGTCAAATAGATGACTATTTAGATACAGATTTGATTGGCGGTGGAAAACGTGTACGACACAGCGGTAGAGCTATAAGAAAAATTCTCGAAAGTGGAATGATTATTTAAGTTTAAGTGATATAAAAATAAAGAATTTACCAAAGAAGATTTACCTCAACATCTGTAGCAACGAAGATGAGGTAGATTACAATGAGCTTAACGGAGTAACGTTCAGTACAGAAAAGGTTGATGTTACTGATTGTGGCACAGAAAACGTTCCTTACGTGAATGTAGCATCATTATGGCACGACCTAAAAGAAGATAAGCCACCATTAAGAAAGTGGGTAATGTTCCGATATAGTGGTGGAGGCGTAAATCCTACGTCTCTTCACCACGGAGCGATGAGTGATGATATATGGGTTGTCACAAGAGGAGACGGAACACAGCGTATAGAAGTTCTGTACGAGTGTTACGATAAGATTGAGTGGTTTGATTTTGACGAACTTAAATAAGTTATGAAGAAGGAAGATAGAATCAAAGTTTGGGAGAAATACGACCATCATTGCGCATACTGTGGAAGAGAAATAAAACTCGAAGATATGCAAATCGACCATTTCTTTCCAAAAAATCGTGGAAACTATTCACGTTGGAGTGATAAAGAAGGTAAGTATATCGTTTCTCATGGTGAAGATAGTATGGAGAATTATATGCCTTCTTGCCGAGCTTGTAACTTCCGAAAGCGAGATATGAGTATAGGGCAATTCCGTGAAGCTATCAAGGAACAGGCGAAAGGTTTGCTTAAAGGTGCTGCAAAGTTTCAGGTAAGCATGAGTATCGCTTATGGTCTGCTTAACCCTGCTTTCGATAAGCCTATCGTATTCTATTTTGAGAAATGTATGAATTACAAAGATAGACTTACGAAATACATTCAAGGAAGGCTGTCTGAATCATCAAATGTTGACGATTATGAACCAAATAAGTTAGCGTTAACTAATCTGTTGTGGTTTCTTGGTAAGGTAACCAGTAATGAAGTTATTGTCGCAAAGCTTAAAATCATGTCTGACGCAGACAGGAAACGAAAGAAATACCTTTCTAGGTATGATGGTAACGAATCGTTATACGATGATGAATATTCCAAGGCGGTAAGCACTATCGCCAAGGAGTGCTTGACGTATTTACAGAATAAAAAGGAGTAGTGTATGACTAGTATTAGAAAAGCTAAAAAGCAAGTAAAGAAGGCTCGTCCTTATTGGGAGAGCCAAGGTTATAAGTTCAAGCGCAAGGCTAAGATAATCCGATATTCCGTAAAGTCTTTGCTTGGAGATTATAGCACCAAATGGATAGACTACTGTTTTGTAAATATAGATGGTAGGATTCAGAATTATTTTCCTATCCGAATAGAAGCAAGAAGAAAAAGAGGTAAGAAATAGTCATTATATATTACAAGAAAGAGGGTGTGTCATAAGTCCATGACGCACCCTTTTTCTATCTATTAATTTCCATAA